ATGCTACCTTCTACCGGCTATACTCCTAAAAAGGAAATAGCATGGTTGCCGCTTGCTATGGGTGCAGCATCTTTGGCCTCATCATTATGGGGTGCTAAGAAATCCGCTGATGCTGCAGACGAGGCAAGAGCACAACAGGAGGCAGAACGAGCAAGGATAGAAGCAGAACGCAGGCGTAAGCAAAACCAGTCGTGGACTGATACTGCATCAGGGCAGAACACTATCAGAGTTTTGCAGGAGTCTGCACGTAAGTTTGTCAAGCGTGCCCAGGGTGCCCAGGCTGTCGGTGGCGGCACTGATGCTGCTGTAGCCATTGAGAAAGAACAGCAAAACCAAAAGCAGGCAGACATAATTGCACAGGCCAATGCCGCTTTCGAAGACCGTAAAGAAAATATCGACGCATCGTATCGTGCAGATCTTGCAAGAGTCAACCAAGGCATACAACAGTCGAAGATGGCACAAGCTGATGCTACTGCACAGGCTGCAGGTGCAGCAAGCAGCGCACTGATGCAAGGAGCGCTGGCAGTAGCAGAACCAACTTTGAAGCAGTCAACACCAACCATAGAGCCTGAAGGCGTAAGCCCAGGTGCAGCCGGTGGAGAAGTGAAACCAGTCAAGATTACTCCTAAAGCCGTATTTGAGCATCAGACACCTAAGTCTACTATGGCAGATGCAAAGAAGCTTGCCGGTTTCAACCGCAACTACAACACATTGATAGGTCAGAAACTTGGTGGAAGATACAACGATATAAAGATGTGGTAAGCCATGGGTATATTTACTAACTTCCTATCACAGAAAAGGCAACCTGTACAGACACAGCCTGTACAGACACAGCCGCAACAGGCCGAAATGCCACAGGTAGACAGGTCAAACCCCATCGGTTCCCTGGCACAGATGTTAGGTCCTACACCGGCAGAGCGTGAGGCACAACAGAAACAGCTGGAACAACAGCGTCAGAAAATGACAGCATGGACGGCCCTTGCTGACGGCTTGCGTAGTCTTGGCAACCTGTATTATACCGCCAAGGGTGCAAGACCTCAACAGTTTGCAGACCCATATAAGCAGATTAACGAGAACTACCAGCGTGACAAGCAGAATATAGACGATGCTGCAACATACCGTCAGAAGTATGCCCAGCAACTCTACACCTTGCAGAGACAGGCCAATGAGGACAGTCGCAAGGATATACTGGCAAAGGCACAGGCCAAGTGGTACGATACCAAAGACGAGATGGCACATCAGAAGGCAGAGCTGGATAAGCTAAAGGCTGTCAAGGTTATTAAGATGGAAGGAAGACTGTATAAGTACGACCCATCGACAGGAGAGACAGAAGCTCTTACAGAGACCGACCCTTTGTATCAGCAATACAGAGAGTCGCAAATTGGACGTAATAACCGTGCAGGCTCTGGTAGTAGCGGAAGAGGAAAGAACAATGGTACCTATGGCTACGAAAAAGAAACAAGAACTTATATAGACCCAAAGACCGGTGATAAAGTAACCAAGACAGTTCGTACTCCGACAACTAACGGACAGCCCAAAGGACAGGAGAAGCCAACAGAGACGGTTAAGAAGTCAGGCAAAACGGGACAAAATGGGACAAAACCGGCTAAAACGGGACAGTCCAATAAACAAAATAGTGAAAACAAGCCAAAGACTAACAGCAAAGGCAAGATTGCCACAGGTGTCAACTGGCGTAAAAAACAATAAACATCGTATATGGGAAAGCCATTAGAGACCTTACACAAGGCCTTACTTGACAACAACTACGACGTTCCCGAAGATTACGCTTCTTTTGAGGAAACGCTGACAGCAAAGGGAGAAGAAGGTTATCGTAACCGTCACACATTATGGAAGTCACTGTATGACACCGGCTATGACGTACCGGATAATTACGATGATTTCCGTAATACGTTGTTTGCAGCTGCACCACAGCCGCAGACTCAACCACCAAAGGCTCCGCAGGTAGATATTAAATCAAACCAGTACGGCCGTCAAGCATGGACTGAGGAACAGCCCAAAGACGAGCAGAAAGAAGAGTCTGTTGTAGAAAAGACTCAACGCATGCTCAGAGGTGAGGCTACTCCGGAAGAGCAGCAGGCCGCACAAAAAAACATACAACAGCGGAAAGACGAGATAGAATATGAACAGGCGACCGGCAAGCGCTTGCGTCAACCAGGTTTCAATCCCGAATTTGAAGCTCCTGTTGTTGCAAGGGACGAGGAAGGCAACATGGTCTATGGTGAAAATGGCGAACCCGTCACCGGTTTTACTACAGATAAGAATATTGTCAGCGCCCATCATCAGATAGAACAAGAACAGGAAGAATGGGATGCTCTTTCTGATGACGAGAAGAGAGAGCGTGCAGAGCAAGACCGGCTAAGGCTTGAACGTGACGAATACAAAGAGCCGACACTGTTTGAGACTATTGGCAAAAAGCTTGGCTCCGGCTTTATGAAACTGGGGCTTGGCATGCTTGAAGCCATGCAGCAGCTTTCCAGTGGTCTTATTGTGGAAGACGCATCAAGTCCTACCGGCTACAGCAAAACGAAGGACTATGACGATACCCTGAACGACAAAGACAACCACATACGAAGAAGTATGGAGCTGGCACAGCACACAGCAGAGCGCATGAGTAGAGAGGGTGAGCCGGAGCAAGGCGAAGGTTTCCTTGATTTGCTGTGGGACGGAAAGATAGGCACATTCTTGCAGAAAGGTGTAGGAACAGCCATGGAGTCTTTGCCGATGACGTTATCCATCTACAGCCCATATACTATGTTGCTTAACGCTATCTCAATGGCTGGCAACAACTACAGAGACCAAACCCTTGACAATCCAAACGTAGCACCGTGGAAGCGTGCAGCTATGTCCGTAGGCTCTGCAGCTATCGAGCAAGCTGTTGAAATGTTCTCCGACCCTATCTTCAAATATGTTGGTGGTAGGAAGCTGTTTGGTAGAGCAGCTAAGAAACAGGCAGAAGAGCTTACCAAGGAAATGACACAGAGGGCTACACAGACCCTTGCACAGCGTATCTATCATGCTCTTGGGCATCTTGCCAAGGACGCAGCCGGTGAAGGTGCAGAAGAAGTCATCACCAACTTTGGCAACGACGCACTTGGCGAAGCTCTTGACCTTCTCAATGGTGATAAAGACTTTGGCCTTCGTGCCCAGTGGGAAAAGATTAAGAAGGAAAACCCCAATGCAGACCTGTGGGACTTTGCTGTTGTCAAGGCAAAGGAGAATATCGAGTCGTTTATCGGTGGTGCTATGGCTGGTATGTATATGTCCGGTACTACCCAAGCATCTGTCAACGCCTTGCAGTATGCCCTTGGTGGACAAGCCAGCGCAGAAGCTATTGCCAGCAATCCGGATGCACGCATAGACCCTGTTACTATGGAAGTGGCCGACTCATACGATGATGGATATTCAGAAACCGATCCAAACGTGATGAAGCAATTCAGCGACGAGGCACAGGCCGCAGAGCAGATACTTCCACAGTACGGACAGGAATTTGCCAAGATGGTCATGGAGTCGCAGAGTCCTGTAGAGACCATGGACTATCTCATGGAAAACAGAGGCTACTATACTGACGAGCAGATTGCAGCAGCCGGTGACTATTTCTCTAAGAAAGCAGCCGTTGACGGCATGATGGACGGTGCAGCTAACAGAATCGACGAAGAGGTGGAAGCAGCCAACGCAGAGGTACGTGCCAACACCCATCAGGAAACAGGACAGGTCATCCGTGCCACTATTGGCGACGAAGACTACTATGTATTAGGTGGTGAGGTCGTCACAGAAAACGGACTGACATCTGTTGCCGGCACCGGTGGTGCAGTAGTCGTGAAGAATGTAGAGACCGGAGAGGTCAGCGTACAGTCCGTAGCATCCATCATTCCGTATCAAATAGATAATGCCGAAGACCTTATACAGCAGAACGAGACAATGCTGAGGCCACAGCTGGAGCAACAGGTAGACGATGACATCACGTTTGGTGGTCCTGCACAGGAAGTATTTCAGCAGGAAGACACCATTGCCCTCAATGACGGACAAGGTGGTGTCGTAGAAGGAGTCATTGGCATGTTGCCCAATGCTGTTGATGGTGTATACGTAATATATACCAATGACGGACAGGCTTTGCAGATGACCGACGACGAGCTGCAACGACGTATTGTCGTGCATAATGGTGTAGAGGTAAAAGCAGCGCCCGTAGAACAAAATGGCGGCCAAATCGCACAGGAAGGTGCCCCAATCGCGCAAAATCCTACTCAAAACGCACAAGGTGCCCAGGCTGCCGGAGAGGCAGGTTCCGTTCAGACCGGTGGAAACGAACCGGCAGCCAGCGCCATTTCCAAGATACCCGTACGCATGGGTGATGACGGCAAGCCAGTCACCAACCGTAAAGGTAAGCCGGTACTTGACTGGCATAAGGCCAGCGTAGAAGATGCTGCAGCCGCACTGGTAGAAACTACCGGTGGCGACATGCTTATGGCAAGAGACACCGCAAGTGATCTTGCTCGTCAAGCCGAAAGCACCTTGGAAAAGATACGAAAGCAAAAGCCCAAGGGCGAAGACCCTATAGAGATGGCAGAAAGCCGTGTGGCCATCAGACGGCAAGAGCAGGAACAGCAGGCTATCATCAAGCAGTGGAAAGATGTAAACCACCTTATCCAACAGCAGATGCAGCAGGCTCAACAAAAAGCTATTGCAGAGCGTGAAGCCGCTAAGAGTGAGGAACAGCGCCAGCGTGAGGCAGAGGAAGCCAAAGCCATCAAGGAACGACAGGATGCCGAGCAGGCAGAACGCCGTCGTAAGCAGATTGAGGAAGAGGTGGCACAGTGGAACAAGCCGTATGCACCGCTTACCAAGGCTAAGAGAGAAATGGCCGGTGATGCTGATGCCCTTGAAATCCTCAACAATGTTGAGCCTCGCAGCCTGGAGGAATGGGTATCTTCACTTATCCGTCCACAGTCAATGATGTGGGAAGACGAGACCGACGAAGCCAGCGGCCGCACCATTATTGGCCTGCAGAGCGAACTTGGCCTGCAGAAGAAAGACGTAGAGCGTATCGGTGGTCTTGTAGCAACACGTAAGAAAGGTGGAAAGCCTTTCGGACAGGTCGTACATGATATATGGGAAGACCTTCCCGACGGTATGAAGAATATGTATGACGACCAAGATGTACGTAATACACTCATTGGCCTTTTCAATGAGGGTAACACCATGCGTATGCGTCACCTTACAGAAGAGCACCGCATAGAAGAAGCCCGTGCCATGATGCAGGAGAACGAGCGCAGGGATGCTGAGGCAGAGCTGGAAGCATGGGCAGAAGCCTATCACCTTACACCTGAAGAGCGTGAGACCTTTGAGGACTACATGCAGCAGGCACCAACAGCAATCGAACAGGAAATAATCAATAACATTTTAGCAGATGAATCGTATAGAAGAAGCAGAGAACTGGATCAACAGTCTGTCAGCGGAACAAATGTACCAGGAGCTACAGAAAGCCAAGAAGAAGTACGGCAAGCAAGTCAGGCCGTTAGTACTGGAGATAATGAAGAAGCAGCTACCCAAGGCCGTCAAAGAGCTACAGGTGAGCAGACTTCTGTTGCAGACAATGTTCCTGGCAGAACACAAAGCTTAGAGCGTGAGTATATCAAGGAGATGCTTCACCAGATAGGTGAGGACGTTTCCGTTGCCAACGCCATGAGCGACTATGAGGTGGAACAGCTCAACGCTATGTTGGAAGACTGGGATGCCCATAATGATGACTATGGCATGGTCATTGAGCAACAGAAGGACGCACTGAAGAGCAAGGACAAGAAAGTCCGTGATGCAGCCCAAAAGAAAATTGACGAGGCACAGGCCGTCGCCAACCAAGCTTTTGAGCCTGTCGCAATGTACATTGAAGAGCTGAAAGCGAAGTATGCCAATGTAGAGGAAGAGGGCGTAATACCACGTCCGAAGATTGACAATCCCCGCTTTAAGGCTATCCGTCAGAACCTTGTTGATGCTCTTAGCCTCTTCCTTGACACCAACACCAACGCTACAGACGTATGGGCTGCTGCAAAGGCTATCCGTGACTATGTAGACGAAGGACTGGATATAGACCTTGACACTAACGATGACGAGAACCTTGCTGACTGGGCGTTTGACTATGACGGCAACGACCCCGAAAAGCTTGCCGACCAATATATAGGTCGTGTGTATTTCGACAGATACCTGGATGATGACGAAGACCAAGAGTATATCCGCAGTGGTATCTTGGCCAGCATGCGCAACGACAACAAGTTTATCAACGGCTTTGAGGCTAACGAGAATGGCGTGTGTATCAATCCGCATACCATCGGAGAGCATAAGGAGAAGAACAACATCAATGTTGGTTTCACCATCGAGACAGCCGAGACCGATAAGGGTTGGGTTGGTGGCATATCATGTGGCCACTCTACTGGTGGATGGGGTAATCCTGTATGTGCCGGTATCAACGAGAGATACTTTGAGACTGAGAAAGAGTGTCAGGCATACTGGGCACAGCAGATTATTGACTACTTTGCCCATGATGGCAAGAAAGACAGCAAGGTTAAGAAGTATATCCCATCCCTGCAGAACATTGTCAACAAAGGCAAAAAGGCAAAGAAACCGGAAATCACAAATGATGTTAACAAAACACCGAGTGATGCAGAAAAAGATGTAACTTTGCAGCAAGCAATTAGCGAAGTTGGCAATGAAATAGACGCACGACCTGTCAAGGCTATCAGTTCTGAAGCAGACCTGCAGGAATACGTTAATGCCGGTGTCGCCCAAAATATTCTGAATCCCATCCGTGAAGACTTGAATGATCCCAGCGTCATGGGAAGATACGAAAGCGACTTGATGGGTGTTATACTCCTGTTTGCCGAGAAGATAAAAGCCGCAGGACTTACTAAGGAACAGATAAAAGGCATCTGCTATCACGAAAACGTTCACTCTCTTGCTGACAGAGGCTTTACGCCAGCAGACTTTGAAGAGGCTGCAACGCTTATTGACAGGGTACAACCCGACCTTGTTAAATGGGCACGTGAGAAAGGTGCAGAAGACAATCTGTCCGACGAAGCTGTCAACGAGGAAATAGTTTCCTACTTTGTACAGTTTGTTGATGACAAAATCGCTTTCCTGAAAGGTGACCTCGACTTTGGAGATAAAGACCTTAACAGGAAGATGGATGAAGTAGCAGCGTTACTTACAAACAATAAATATGGAACAGGACAAAAGAACGAAGAAGTACCGCCAAGTACCCCTGGAGGAATACGTGAAAGCGTCTCAGTGGACGAAGCCGCCAAGGAAGTATCTGAGCAAGAGTCCGAAAGAGGAACAGTAGACCAGCAGCCTATTGGCAAGACTTCATCACCCGAAGAGATTGCCCAGGAAGAGGCAAGAGTTGACGCCAACCCCACAGAGGCACAGAAGGAAGCCGGAAACTATCAGAAGGGCCACATCAATGTTGATGGCTATGACATCACCATCGAGAATCCCAAGGGTAGCATCCGTCGTGGTACTGATGCTGACGGCAGGGAGTGGCAACAGGAAATGCACAACACCTATGGCTATATCAAGGGCACAGAAGGTGTTGACGGTGACCACATCGACGTATTCCTGTCTGACAACCCCGCCAGTGGTAAGGTGTGGGTCATCGACCAGGTGAACCCCAAGACCGGAGAATTTGACGAGCACAAAGTGATGTATGGCTTTGTCGATGCCATGCAAGCCACACAAGCATACCTTTCCAACTATGAGGATGGCTGGAAGGGACTTGGCAGTATTTCCGGCATCAGCCGTGAAGAGTTCAAGAAGTGGGTAGAGTCCTCACATCGCAAGACAAAGCCTTTCCGTGACTACGTACTGGCCAAGAGTGCAGAAGCCAAGGAAAAGAAAGAGAAGAAGACAGCACAGCCCAAGGAGCATAAGCGTATCGTCAGCGACGACCAGATGGAAGAACTACGCAAGAAGCTCTTGGAGAAGTTCAACAATACCAATGCCGGCATCGACGTTGAGCGTATGCTGTTGGGTGCCATGTATGCCGTCGGTAAGATTGAACGTGGCGTAACCAAGTTTGCTGACTATGCCGCACAGATGGTTGACGAGATAGGTGATGCTATCCGTCCGTACCTCAAAGCTTTCTATGAGGCTGTCCGTAACATGCCGGAAGCCGCAGAGTACCGTGACCTGATGGACACACCGGAATACGTGGCAGCTTTCGACGAGTATAACTTCGACAAGGCCGTCAAGACTCCTAACGCCATCACCAAGGCAGAGCAGGTCGTTAAGAAGACCAAGGCAAAGCAACAGGTCAAGAAGATTGAGAAAGAGGTCAACCAAAAGCTGCAACAGGGCGACTTGTTTGCCGGTATGTTTGACGAGACACCAGCTGAGACGGGAAAGAAACCCGTCGAAAGTGGAAATAAACCGGCTGAAACCGGAAATAAACCGGCTGAAACCGTAAAGCCCAAGCAGCCTGTATTGCGTAAGGCCGTACCGGAAGACTTTGACAACGACAATCCTGTTGTGTACTACCAAGGTCGCCCATGGAGTATTATTGCCTTGACACGTAAGGGCGAGCAGGTCAGTGCTACCCAGTTCAGCAAGCCGACTATCGAGAGCGTAGTCCTTACCAATGGCAAGAGCGTACCGTTTAGCGAGTTGATGGTAGAGGACAAGAACGCTGGTAAGCCACAGCGTAAGACCGCATGGTGGCAGGATCCAAACAGACCAGCCAACCTTGACCCCAGTGACTATAAGACGTATACCACTGATGAAGCTAAGACATACTTTGCAAGCTTTGTTGGCCCAAATAACGAGAAAGGGAAGCCATTCCCAGACTTCACCAAGTGGGCACACCCGAACCTTGCCTATATCACAGCAGCCGCATGGGACGGTGCAGTCATCCCAAAGGAAGAGCTGATGCAGATACCAGAGATAGCCGAAGCAGAGGAAAACATCAACAATGTAGAGTCTAAAGGCAGTCTTACTATTAGTGAGGACGAGATGCGACAGCATGCACAGCATCTGTTAGACGCAGAGCACGGCAGTCAGGTGTATAAGGACGGTAAGAAGGTTAAGAAAGATTTTAGTGGTCCTGTCAAGCAGGAACACACAGCCCTTATCATTATTGGTAAACCTGCAGGTGGTAAGTCAAGCGTGTTTGCAGAACAGCTGTCACACGACTTTGGCGCACGTATCATTGACAGTGACACCGTAAAACCATGGCTTGAAGGTTTTGACGGCGGCAACGGTGCAGGCTATGTCCACGACGCAAGTGCCAAGGTTGCCGATATGGCACTGGATATGGCAGTAGAAGCCGGTGACAATATTATCATTCCACGAATTGGTGGTGAAAGTGTTGTCAAAAAGCTTGCAGTACCCCGTTTGATAGAGAAAGGCTATACGGTTCAACTCTATTTCAATGATGTTTTAGAGTCAACCAGCATCATGCGAGCAGCATCTCGTTTTGCTGAAGAAGGAAGATACCTTTCTTTAGTTTATTTAACACGAATAAATGACAAAGATTACAAAACTTTTTGTAACTTTGCAGAGAAGAAAATAGGTGATTTTTATGATGAAAGAGATAATGCTGAAAGACCTTCCGAAAGCCCTGTACTGGACATGGTACTATTGGGTGGAGAACGGAGCAAGCAAGGAGGAAACACATCTTCAGGAGAAAGAACAAGTCAAAGCGTTTCTCCAGTGGTGCACGACTCGGGAAGCCTGGGAGGACTTCGAGGAACCGGAAAAGAAGTGGCTGAAGGAGAACGGATATTCTCCTATGCAGAATGGAAGTCAAACGATGTAGCATTTGGCGAGAAGCCCAAGGAGATTTGGAACTCTGAAAGCGGAACGCCATTATCAGACGTAATAAAAAAGCAGAACAATGAAAACCAACGAACGCTATCAGCAAAGTCTTCGCCAGTTAGCGAAGGAACTGGGCAAGCCAGTGGAACAGCTGACAGAGCTGGAGAAGGACGAGGCACTGAACCGAATAGGGTTGAGCGTCCTGGATCTGCAAGTACCGTAACAACACCGGCACCTGCAAAGCCTAAGCAGGAGCTTCACAAGAACAAGCGTAACAACCAGGGAGAAAGAGGTAAGGACTATGCACCTACCTCTGTCAAGGCACGTTTCAACGCCAACGTTGAAGCCATCAAGATGATGCGTGCCCTGATGGATGATGGTATAGAAGCACCTACCAAAGACCAAATGGAAGTGTTACGCCAGTATTCCGGATGGGGTGGCATGGGTACGTACTTCAACGACGAGTCTACGGCAGAGAACAAGATACTGCGAGACCTGTTGGATGATGAAGAGTACAACGATGCCGTTATGAGTATCAACAGTGCGTACTATACGCCAGCAACCGTCATTGATACTTTGTGGGACATTGCCAAGGCTATGGGTTTTAAGGGTGGCAATGTGCTTGAAGGTAGTGCCGGTATCGGTAACATCATCGGTCAGATGCCAAGAGACATCAGCAGACGCAGTGACATTGAGGCCGTAGAGATTGATGCCATTTCCGGTAATATCCTTAAGCTTCTCTATCCCGATGCCAAGGTGCATATTCAAGGCTTTCAAGATACCGTCATCCGTAACGGTAGCGTAGACCTTGCCGTCACTAACGTACCATTCGTTACCGGCCTGCACGTCTTTGACAAGGTAGACAAGGACCTAAGCAGGAAGTTTACAAATATCCATGACTTCTGTATCGCTAAGAACATCCGCAAACTCCGTGAGGGTGGTATAGGCTTGTTCATCACGTCAAGTGGCACGCTGGACAAGAGCACCAAGCTCAGAGAGTGGATAACCGACGAGGGACAGGCCGACGTGGTAGGTGCTTTCCGTCTGAACAATGAGACCTTTGGCGGTACTTCTGTGACATCAGACATTATTGTGGTACGTAAGCGTGTGAACGGCCAGCGCTCTTCATCAGCCATTGATGTGAGCAAGGCCACACCATTACGCATCGGCAACTACGAAGACAAGTACCGCAACGAGCATCAGGTATCAATGGTTGTCAACGACTACTTCAAGGAGCATCCGGAAATGATGGCCGGTGAGATGTTCTTTGGTTATGAGAAAGGCGACACCTTCCGTCCAGGAAGCTATGGCCTGTACCCTGTAGAGGGAAAGAGTCAGGAGAAGATGATGGCAGACTTTGTGAAGTCCATGGAGAAGACCGCAGAGACTGTTGCTGCACCTGTGGAAAAAGCCGTGGCAGTACCTAACCAGCTGACAGCCGTCAAGGAAGGACGTATGCTTGTTGATGACAACGGCCGTCTGTGTATTTCTCGCTATGGTGAGGCCGTTCCCCTTGGTGTCAACGACAACAAGGTCAAGGGACAGACAAAACAACAGTGCTTCAAGGACTATCAATCTGTGCAAGCCGCAGTAGACGAGGTGCTACAGCAACAGCTCAACGATCCGGATGACGCAGCCTTACAGCCTAAGCTCGACGCACTCAACAAGGCGTATGACCAGTTTGTAAAGCGTTACGGTATACCTTATAAGAATACCGCAATCTCTTTCCTGCGTAACGATATTGATTTCCCGTCGTTCATGGCACTGGCTAACTACAGCGAGACCAAGGATATGAAGGGCAAGGTTACCGTTACCAGCAAGAAGTCACCGCTATTCAGCCGTCGTGTACTTGGTTTCAAGACAGAGCCGAAACCACAAACCGTAAAGGATGCCGTTATCGCAAGCATCTTCCGTACTAACGGCATTGATTTGGAATGGATAGCCGCCAAGCTCAGTGAGGTGGCTGCACCGCCCAACGGTGACCACTGGACGGCAGATGATGTGCGCAAGGGTGTTCTTGTCAGCCGTCTTGGCTTTGAGAACCCCAGCACAGGACAGCTGGAGGTACGCCACCAGTATCTTAGTGGAAACGTCCGTGAAAAGCTGGCAATCGCAGAGAGTTATAACACCGATGGCAGATACAATACCAACGTGGAAGAGTTGCGTAAGGTAGTGCCTATGGATATTCCTGCACACCTTATCGACTTCTCCCTTGGTAGCTCATGGATACCTAACGAGCTGTATATCGACTTTATCAAGGAATCACTCGGACTTGACAATGTGACTCTTAACCACCTGCAAGGCCGCTGGTCAATGGTGGTCAACGAATGGACCGCCAAGCGCAGTGAGTCTAACAAGGCCAAAGGCGTGTACAGCGAAAAGTTCCATACACATATTCTTGGTAGCGACCTTCTTCTGTCAGCTCTTAACAACCGTCCGTACAAGGTTGCAAGACAAGAAACAGAAGGATATGGAAGCAACAAGACCACACATACCGTCGTAGACCAGGAAGCCACATCAGCTTGTAACGTTCGTATCGACGAGATTAAGGACGAGTTTAAGCAGTATATACGTAAGCGTGTACAGGACGACACAGAGCTGGCACGTCGTATTGAGAAGATATACAATGACAAGTTCAACGCTTTGGTGCCCATGCGTGTTGATGACGAGATGCTGCCGGAGAAGTTCGACGGTGCCAATACCATCATCAGCCTGTACGACCATCAGAAGCGTGGCGTGATGCGTGGTGTAACATCACCGACAATGCTGGCCCATGAGGTAGGAACCGGTAAGAGCTTTACCCTTATTACCACCGCTATGGAGATGCGCAGACTGGGAACAGCCAAGAAGCCGATGATTGTGGTACAGAACGCTACCGTAGCACAGATGACCGCTGATGCCAAGCTGTTGTACCCCAATGCCAGGGTACTGTCACTCTCTGAGCAAGACCGTGACGCAGAGGGCCGCCGTGCTTTCTATGCAAAGATAAAGTTCAACGACTGGGATATGATTATTATCCCACAGTCTACCCTTGACCGTATTCCGGACTCTCCCGAGCGTGAACTGCAGTTCATACAGGAACAGATAGACGAGAAGAAGCACCTTATCGAAATGGCTAAGCAGGCCAAGGTAGACCGTAAGGAGCTGGAAAGGCTGGAGCGTGACCTGATGAAGAAACAGCAGGAGTATGGCGACAAGTACCTTGACAGCGACCCGTCAAACGGTGGAAAGCGCAAGAAGGATGCCAAACGTGAGGCCGCACAGATAGACAAGGCAGAGACCAAGGCACAGGAAAAGCTCGACAGAGCAACCGACGATGTGCAGTTCTTTGATGACCTTGGTGTGGATGCCCTGTTGGTTGATGAGGCACACGGATATAAGCACCTTGGCTTTGAAACCTCGTTAGGCCGTAGCGTGAAAGGTGTAGACCCCAGCTTCTCCAAGAAGTGCGCAGGACTGTACAACAAGACCCGTGCCGTCTTTGAAAAGGCTGGCTGGAAGAATGTTGTCTTTGCTACCGGTACGCCCATCAGCAATACAGCCGCAGAGATCTGGACGTTTATGAAGTATCTGATGCCAGCAGACGTGATGAAGGAGAACGACATCTATTACTTCGACGACTTTGTGCATAACTTTGGTAGCATCAACCAAATGCTGGAGTTCAAGACCAACGGTAAGTTTAATGAGGTGACACGTTTTGCCGCATACGTCAACCGTCCGGAGCTGATGCGTATATGGATGCAGGTTGCAGACATTGTACGTACAGAAGAGGTCGGAGAGGTCAAGGCCAAGGTGCCCGAGAAGGAGAAAGGCAAAGACCAGGACGTATTCTTGCCGCAGTCGCCCAGTCTTGTGAACATTATGACCGCCGTGCGTGCAGAGCTTGAACGCTTTGAGAACATGACCGGCAAGGAGAAGAGAGAGAACAGCAGCATACCTTTGACTATGTACGGTATTGCCAAGCGTGCAGCCATTGACCCACGACTGGTGAACCCCGATGCAGCTGACGAGCCGCTGAGCAAGACCAATGCCGCAGTCAAGGAGATACTGGCAGACCTAAAGAGCACCAAGAAGTACAACGGTACTGTTGCCGTATTCTGTGACAATCAGAACCGTTTAGGCAATGGTGGTGTCGTTGAGTTCAACATCTTTGACGACATGAAGGCTAAGCTGGTTGCGGAGGGCGTTCCCGAAAAGCAGATAGCCATCATCAAGAGCAGCATGAGTATCAGTGCCAAGCAGAAGATATTCGATGCCGTCAACAAGGGAGAGGTACGTGTTATTATGGGTAGCACGCAGACCTTGGGAACCGGTGTGAACATTCAAGAGCGCCTGCACTGTCTGATACACATGGATGCGCCCGACCGCCCTATGGACTACACACAGCGTAACGGACGTATCGAGAGACAGGGCAACCTGCACAAAGACTGGGGTCTGCCTATCCGCATACTCCGCTTTGGCGTAGAGGACTCTCTCGATGTGACAGCCTACCAGCGCCTAAAGACAAAGTCCGGCTTCATTGACTCTATTATGAAAGGTAAGGAAGCTTTGGCCAACAACCAAACAGACCGTACCATTGAGGAAGAAGAGGAAGGACTGTTTGACAATCCCGTGGCCGTTCTTTCCGGTTCGCAGTTTGCCATGAAGAAAAACCAGGCAGAGCGAGAGCTGAGAAAGCTGCAGGGCAAGTATAACGCATGGGAAGCCGACCAGATATATGTATCTGCACAGCTTCGTGCCAACGAGGGTTGGGTACGTGACCGTGAGAAGAAGATTGCTGAAACCCAAGAGCAGCTGGACTTCATACGTGGCATGTTTCCTGATGGTAAGGTAAAGGTTATCACCGTCGGTAACACCAAGGTCGATATGACCAAGGAAGATGCCGGCAAAAAGCTTGACGAGGTTATCAAGGAGAAGATTAACGACCCTGTAAACGCCACCGTCAAGAATCTCAGAGAGAATGAGATATACAACGACGAGACCATACCGTATACTATAGAGCTTGACGGTCATCCTGTCAAGTTAGAGGCAGACATTTTCCGTACTTCTGACTGGGATCGTGGTCAGATGCGTACCACCATCCATAAACGTTTGCACTTTAGCAGTGGTGATTTAAGACTGGACGATGGTACTGGTGGAATAGGTACAACCAGGAGTGTTCGTGAAATCCTTGACGACATCATGCAGACTGTCATTTCCGGAAAGGGCTATGAGGACGTCATCAGTAACGCTAAGCTTTCCATCCAGCGTGCCAACGAGTCTACAGAACAGCTTAAGCAACGTGAGGGCCAGCCGTTCCAGTACATTAAGGAGATGGCAGAAGCCAAGGAGCGTGTAGAGGAATACACAGCGCTGATGAAGAAGGAGCTGGAAGAGAAAGAAGCCAAGTACAAGGCACAACAGCAGGATACCAAGGATGGATTCGATCTTAAGAAAGCCGCTGACACAGAGGATGATGAGGTACGTTACAGCGCTGATGAAGACTGGGACGATGCCATCTTCTACAGTAACGCTATGCGAGCTGTTGAGAATATCCGACAGGAAAAGGCCACACCGCAGCAGTGGCTTGCTATGATTGACAAGAATGGTGGACTGAAAGCCGGCGAAGACAAGTGGTTAGGACTGTCTGACTGGTTGAAGTCACAGGACAAGAAGTCGCTGACTAAGCAGGAGGTCATCAACTACATACTCTTACATGAGATAGAGGTGCTGGACGTCCACTATGGTCGTTCACCGCTGGACTTGCTAAATGAAGAGTTCTATTCCCTGCGTAAGAAGTATATGGATGCTGGCGACGGCACATACCTTGCAGAGCGCAAGGCCATGAACGACCTTGACGATAGATACCCAGGCTTTGGAAAAGGTACTTATCTGCAACACTTCGACGATGGCACAGTGTATGTTGACTATGACTACGACGAGCCGAAAGCAGTCAAGCAGCTGGAGGAATACTTTGCCAGCAATGTCAAGGTGATAGAAGACACTCGTCTACAGTACACGACAACAGGACTGGAGAACAAGCAGGAGATAGCTTTGATAGTTCCTACCATTGAGCCGTACAACCAAAACGACGAGATACATTTTGGTGATGCCGGTAATGGTCGTGCTGTTGCATGGGTACGCTTTGGTGAAACTACCATCAAACCAGATGGCACGACAGGCTACAAGACTCACGACAGTTTTGTACTGGCCATGCAAAAGAAGTACAATGGCGCTATGGGCTATGCTCTGCGTGAAAAGATGACCGACGAAGAAAAGCTGATTGAAGATAAGCTGATGCGTTACGCCTTTATTGAGGATGAAGGCGAACAGCGTGTATTGGTTATTGACGAGATACAGTCTAAGCGTCATCAGGACGGTAGAGAAATGGGCTACGGTGTTCCTGTATTTACTAAAGCTACCATTGGCGAGTATAAGCCAACAGATGAAGAAACAGAGTTTGAAGCAGATATTATAGCACCTAACGGAAATAAGATAGGTACTATGATCCGCTATGAATACGAAGATGAGCCTGTTAGTTATTCTGCCATGAATAACAATGGCACTCACATGACCAGTGCAAGGCCTACTGAACAAGAGGCTTTGACAGCTATGGACCATCTCTCCCCTAAAGGTGTTCCAGAAGCACCGTTTGAAAAGAACTGGCATGAGCTGGCAATGAAGCGCATGCTAAGATATGCAGCCGAAAACGGCTATGATAAGATAGCATGGACTACAGGCGCACAGCAGGCAGAGCGGTACAACATCGGTCAGGTTGTTAAAAGGATACAGTCTGGTATATATCCAGATGGAACAAGAAATACTATTATCAATCTAAATAGTGGAAAATACATCTCATTATATCATGACGAAAATGGCAACATAACAAGAATCGCTGGAGATAGGGGATTTGTAGACGATGCTAAGAATTTGTCTGATGTCGTTGGTAAAGAATTAGCTATAAAAATTCTTTCACAGACAAAGCGAGGAAAAGAAGGTGCTGTTGAATATTCAGGTGACAATCTTCGTTTTGGTGGCGAGGGCATGAAAGGCTTCTACGACCAAATGTTACCGCGCTTTATGGAGAAGTACGGCAGAAAATGGGGTGCAAAGGTCAGTAAGATAGAGCTTCCAAACGTTGAGGCACCTGCCATGTGGTCTGTAGACATCACACCGGAAATGAAGGAGAGTGTGATGCACGGTCAGCCACTGTTCAGAGACATGGAGCAGTTTGCCGATGGTGACACGTTCCCCATCCATGTGTCGCACAGCTATTCTGATACCGACGTGGTAAGACGTACCAGCAGCTACAGCACCGACCTGATGCCCGACGAGTACGGCAGCCTTCCCGAGCTGTTAGATGCCATCCGTCGCCAGTACCCAGCATACTATGCTACCATTGAGGATGGTAACGTACGACTGGAGAAGTGGTCAAACGTGCTACAGAGTGAGCGCACAGCAAGCAATATGAAAGATGCTGGTGCCAAGAGCTATATCGACAGAAAGACCAAGAGGAGTATTGATGCCGTCAACAGCCTTGCAGATATGCTGCACCTCAATGTTGAGGTGCTGACAAGTACCGACGGCCTACAGGGTAAGAAAGCTCGTAGCCGTGGATGGTTTGACCCAAAGACCGGAAAGATTGTGCTGGTACTTCCCAACCACCGCAACCAGGAAGACCTTATCAACACACTGTTGCATGAGGGTGTAGCGCATGCCGGACTGCGTAAGATGTTTGGTGTACACTTCGACACATTCCTGGACAATGTATACAACAATGTATCGCCAGTCATCAAGGCACGCATTGATGCAGCCATGAAGCGTAACAAGTGGGGACGCCATGAGGCTACCGAGGAATACCTTGCCAAGCTTGCAGAACGTACCGACTTCGATAATGCCTACAGCCAAGGATGGTGGAATAAGATTAAGCAGTTCTTCCTTGACATGCTTACCAAGGTAGGCGTACGCATGCAAGAGCTGTCGGACAACGAGCTACGCTATATTCTGTGGCGCAGTTATGATAATCTGTTGCATCCCAACAAGCGCAGGAATATCTTTGACAAAGCCCGTGAAGTACAGATGCAAAGTCGCCTGCGTGTTGGTCCATACAGAGAACGAGAGAGAATACAGTGGACTGGTAAAGTTGATGCCAGCCGCATAGCCGCTGAGGCAGAGCCAAACAACGAAGAAATGTTAAATAAAGACTTTGATAGCATGACGTCTCAGGAAATATTGTTATCTTTGTCACAAAAAGATGATTATGGAAGAAACGAAGCAATCAATGAGCTTGTCAGACGTATCAGAACAGGAGCTGCAAGAATTGTACGAATGGGGAAAGACCTGGGGAGTGAACGAGAAAACGATGCATCACTTGCTGGTCGAATCATTGGCGGATGGCAACTTGGACTATCTTCACAGTCAGATGAAACACTGGGAAGCGTGGTGTCGGGTATACCCCCGTTGGAAGGAAGACCCACACCTGCAGGGCAGAATACTCCGACCGATTACCAACATGCCATCATCGAATGGGCAAAAGCCACAGGGCACTACATCTCCGAAGAAGAGGTAAGAGAATCATCACCCGATAAAGACGTTTGGCACTCCGGCGCACAGAGCCGTGTCTATAGAACTCCAGACGGCAAGAAAGTTGTCAAGTTCATGGAATCATGGGTTTATTGGCAGAACCCGTTGCTAAAGAATTTGGACAGTATTGCCCTTCACAATGCTGCAGGCTTTGTTCCTATGACAGTCATAGGCTATTCGACCGACAAAAACGGTAAGCTAAGAATTGTACTGGAGCAAGACTATGTAGACGGTATCACTGTCGACGACATGTTTGATGACGAACCCCTCATCAAAATAAATAACTATATTGACGTCTTCATGGAAGAAGAGCTTGGTCTTGTGCGTCATATTGACCCAGACGGCAACCTCTTCCACATGAAGGATGGCGTCATCTACAAAGACTTCCACGGTGCAAACATTGTTGTCGACAAGGATTTCCATCGACACGTCATTGACTGTTACGTATCACTGGCTGACGATGACAAGAAGGAGAGAACAGGCTCGTTTGTTATTGAGGATAACGAGAAAGAGCTATTTTCCATCCGCACCAAGGAAGCACCCAAGAAGACCGGCACAGGTTATAAGGTGTTTGTGCTGAAAGACGGTGAGCTATATCCCCCGATGGTAGCCAACCCAGGAGGTGAAGGTACGCCTGTAGGTGTATGGCTGGATGCTGATGCAGCACCTGTCATCGGTGAGAGCAAGACAGGGCGTCCGCAGGTTAAGGCTGGCGGCAAAGGCACACAAGGCGGCAGTGGACAGCTGGCATACCGTCCAGGCTGGCATCTTGGCACTATTCCTTACGCCTTACAGTTTGGCCGCAAGGATGCCAACGGCAACAAGACCTTATTCCCCAACAACTTTGTATGGGCAGAGGTAGAGTATGCAGACGATGTAGACTACCAGCAGGAAGCACATGATGCAGGCATCAATGCCAATGGCAAGTACCAGCACGCACTGGCTGGCTTGAAGCATGTTCCCGAGGATGGCAGCTATAAGTATCGCACCAATCCCAATCCCAACACCGACGAATGGATCATTACGGGAGCCATGCGCGTGAAACGCATCCTTACAAGGGCAGAAGTCGACGAGCTTGTCCGCAAGGCAGGCCGTGAGCCACAGCAGATACAGGATGGTGACATTGTGACGGATGACGTGGTAAAGCAGCTCAACGAAGAGATACAGGCCATGAAAGAAGCAGACGACATGGGTCTGTTGTACAGCGCTGATGAAGACTGGATAGATATTGCTAAAGGTGTCTATGAGCGTGCCGTAGCCAAGGAGTCGCTGAAATATCAGGAAGCCTGGCAGGACTCTATGGTAAGCCTTAAAGCCATACAGGATGCCATTGCCAAGCAGACCGGCAAAGTGGCCACAGGAGCCGAAGATGCTTACCACTTTGAGAATCGCATGCACGGCCGTGCAAAGAACATGGCAGAGAAATACATCTGGAATTTCTACCGGCCAATGCTAAAGGCTTTCCATGACTTCTGCAAGGGTAAGGCGTACACGATGGAACAGGGCCTTGACTACCTTGTGGCCAAGTCCGGACTGGAGCGTAACGTATACTTTGCTTTCCGTACAGCCGCCAAAGACAAGTTAGAGGCCATTGTTGAGGCAGAGCGTAAGCAAATCAAACAGGACTATGCTCACAACCGCATCGACGAGAAGGAATATAAGAAGCAGATGGAAGCGCTGGCAAAGAAAGAGCGTGAAGGTATTGATGACGTGATGGACGAGGTGCGTAATACCTTGGCATGGAGCCGTGCCAAGGAAGACTATGCCAACGGTACTATAGACTATACCGAGTGTCTGCGACGTATGGAAGCGCTTATCCGCAGCCGTCTTAATACATATAATAAATACGCCCATGACTATTCCGGACTCACTGAGACCTTTGCAAAGGACTGGTACGATATGGCACAGGACGTGAAGAGAGAGGCACAGGCAGCCGTTGACCCCAAAGAAAGGGCAGCACGCTATCACGAATACAACGACCTGATGAATAAGGCTTATGAAATGGCACGCCAGTATGCTGAGGACGCTGTTTTCTCTGCCGAGCAGGACAATAAGGAGTCCGTCAATGGCTTGTGGGATGCCGTCAACGAGTCTACTAAAGAGACGTTGAAGTTCAGCTATGAAAGCGGACTGATGAGTCGTAGCGTATATGACCGTGTACGCACGATGTTCGATTATTATATTCCCTTGCGTGGATGGGATGAAGACAAGGCCAGTGACGTGTACGAATACATGGGTAAGGACAATGTTTTCTCACCAGCTGTCAAGAAAGCCTGGGGACGTACCAGCAAGGCCGAGAATCCACTGGCATATATCGGTAATATCGCCGTAAGTACCATCCTTTCCGGACACCGTAACCAGCTTAAGCAACATTTCTTGAACTACGTAATGAACAATCCTACCAACTTGGTAAGCATCAGTCAGTCGTGGTATGAGAACATAGGAACGGAAGACAGTCCGATGTGGATATTGCGCACAGCAGACACGGCAGGAAAAGATGCCGACGAGATAGCACAGATTGTCAACGACTTCAACGAAGAGATGCAACAGAAGCAGCGTGAGGGACTGGCAATGCCGGTAACCGGCCGCTTGCGTCTCGACGTACATGCTACCAAGGGACAAAAGGCAGAGCATGTCATAGAGGTGCAGCGTGGTGGCCACACCTATGAGCTGTATATCAATGGCAACCCCAAGGCAGCCCAAGCCCTTAACGGAAGCACGGCAAGAGCAGTCAGCCGCATATCGGACACTTTTATAGGCCGTCAGCTGACAAAGCTCAACCGTAACATGGCAATGTTCTTTACGTCCAAGAACCCCGCCTTTGTCATCAGTAACCTTAGCCGAGATATGAATATGGCCGGTGCCAGTGTTGCTGTCAACGAAGGACCGGAATACAACGCACGCTTTATGGCTAATGTTGCCAAAGTGCTTACTCCGAGAGTGGCCACCGGTGATGTGGCCAGCATGGGACTGAAAGGACTGGTAGGCAAGGGACGTGGTATTACCGGACTCATGCCTAAGCTGATGAAGAAGTGGCAGGATGGCAAGCTCGACGACCGTAACGAGACCGAACGTCTGTTCAAAGAGTTTATGAACGAAGGCGGTGAGACAGGTTTTGTCAACATGCTCAGTATCGACAGCTTCAAAGAGAAGATGCTGGACGAGATCAGTCAGATGAACGGCAGCACCCTGTTTGGTAGCAAGGCCAAAGTAAAGGAAGCATCTATCAGCAAGGCTTTACGCCTGATTGGTGACACCTTTGAGTTCTATAACCGCTGTGCTGAGGATGCCACACGTTTCGCCGTGTATATGACCAGTAGACAGATGGGTAAGACCTTAGAGCAGGCTATTGCCGATGCCAAAGACGTAACGCTGAACTTCAACCGTAAGGGTACAGGTGACAAGGGCAACGCAGAAATACGTGACCTGTTTATCTTTGTCAATCCGGCAATACAGGCGCTTGCCAACATGTACCAGATGGGCAAGCAGCACCCGTTGAAACTTGGTGCCGTAACGTTAGGCTTTGTCACCGTTGGTGCACTGATACCGGTCCTTAACGCATGGATGCAGAATATGTGGGGCGACGATGACGACAAGGATAGCTACTGGAACCTGCCACCTTGGGTTCGCAAGAACAACCTTGTCTTCTGGGTGCCTGGCACAAAGAACTACATTACCATACCGCTGGCGCAGGAGTTCCGTGTGTTCTACGGTGTCGGTGAGATGGTAAGCTCTGTATGCTACGACCATCCTAACAGCAATATGGGTATGGAGATTGTAGAGAGCTTTGCCGACCTTGTTCCCATCAATCCGACCGGCAACGGTGGCAACCTACTGATAGACTTTACACCGACAGGCGCACAACCGCTGGCACAGCTGTCTTTCAATACCGACTTTACAGGAAAGCCCATTTGGCGTGAGAACCAGGGCAACAAATATGAGCCGATGTATACCAAGGCATATATCAGCACGCCTAAGTGGATGACGAAGATTAGTGAGGGTATCAATTATGCCACCGGTGGCGATCAAGACAGCCGTGGATGGCTGGAGCGTAGCAAGGCCGGTGCATATATCAACAATCCTGCCGTATGGAACCATCTGCTGCAAGGCTACTTTGGCGGTATGTACAACACCATATCAAAGAGCTTTGACGTGGTAACCACAGCCGCACAGGGTGAGATACCAAAAGTTTATCAGACACCTGTTGTCAACCGCTTTGTGAACAGACCTATAGAACGTGAGGATGCCGGTGTGTTGGGCGAAGATTACTGGAAGTTGGTAGACGAGACGGAAGAGACCATGCACAATATCCGCAAGAAGCGCCAGCGTGCAGCAGAAGGCGACGAGGATGCCAAAGAAGCCCTTGACGAGCTGATGGAGAGCACCGATGCCAAGCGTGCAGAGGTCGTACATCACTACAAAGGTATCATTGATGCCTTGCGCAAGGGCGAGAAGTCTGCCACCGACAAAGAGACCAAGAAGCAGATTAAGCTCAGTATTACCGAGTGGAAGACACAGATGCTGGAAGAGGTTAACGCTATTGATGCCGGTGTAGACCCGCTGGAAGCAGCTATGCAGCAGTGGGACAAGTCAATGAATATAGCAGAGCGTAAGAAGTTGCAGAGACGTATCGAGCGCCTGACGAACAAGGGCGGTGGCAAGGTAAACACCCGTGACAAGGACGTGCAGAAAGCTATGCAGTATGTTGACAACCAGGGAGAGAGCGCAGGCAGTGGCCGCTACCTTGAACTGGCTACAGCAGAAGACATCAAGAATGATGCACGCATTAAGAAAGTAAAGTCACAGCTTGCCGTATACAGCAACCACTATAAGGAGCTGATGAAGCAGGGCAAGAATGAGGAAGCAGCCGAATACTACAAGGCTAACTCCAAACAGATACTTGCCTATAGCACGCTCGACCGTCTGAGTCGTGCCGTCAGCACCAACAAGAAGCTGTTAGGCAAGGGTAGTGACGCAGCTATTATGAAGATAATAGGCAACAGCAGGAACGCCATGCTGAAGACAATAGAAGGTCTATAATAAATGTTTTAGTATTTTGTTTAGTTAGATTAGGTTGGCGGCCGCCTGTGATGGGTAGTCGCCAATTTTATGTTTATTTAACAGATAACGCTTGTTTTTCTCCGTATTTTTGCCGCAAAACGAAGTAAAACATGAACAAAGAACAGCAACTTACCTTTAACTTGGGTATTACTAATGTACCATCAGACACTATTTGTGACGATAATGCCCTGGAAGAAAGCCTTGGTATGGTGTATTCGGAAGGAGAACACAAGCCGATACAACAGCCTAAGAAAATCATAGAGCTTTCAGATGAAGATTTAGGCGACACTCTTATGTATATCCACCATTTGGTATATAAAGACCTTTATATATTCTATCATGCCGTTCTTGGAGGAAACGGAAAACTTTATTGGCGCACAGAAGATAATTCCGAGCGTAAAACTATCATAGAAGTGGAATCCGGAAACGAAGTGCTGCAAATATCGTCCATAGGAAAAACGCTGGTAGTTAACGCCACAAACGGATTGAGCAAGTATATATGGAGATCAGACGACAACGACTATTTTGCTCTTTCAAACATTACGCCTCCGGTTTTGGATTTCTATTGCATGAGGGGTGGCTCGTATCATACTACTGTACTTGTTGATGAAATAATAAAATTCTACGACAATGTACACTATATACAAAAAATAGGTGAATGGAATGACGCAGTTAAAGGGTGCTATGGAAATATTACGTCAAGGATAAAGAAGGATAACAATTTCTACCGTCCGTTTTTCCTTCGATACGCAGTCAAATTGTATGACGGCACCTATACATGTATCTCTCAGCCAATTTTGTTTATGACTGCATGGAAAAACCAACATACAGTAATATCTGCTGGTGACGGAGATTACCTTAGTATAGGCATGCGCGGCTTTTATCTTGGTTTGATTGGCGGAAGTCATTTTGACTATTCAGAACTTGAAGATATTGTAGACGAAGTTGTTGTCTTTGTTTCGGACGGAATAAACATTTATGATATGACCGTCGACCAAGTCCTTAATGTTGAAGATGGAGACGTCGGTTATAAAACATATACAGAATTTGAAGGAATGAACCTTGGCAACTACAATAAAGATACGTTTACAGAATCCGGTGCAAGTTATGGGGCATACGTTTTTGCAGAGCGTACCCAAACAGCTGTAATGGACGATATACGCCGAGCAGGAACAGGAGTCTTCTATAAGCTGTGTAGTCTTGGCAAGACTCGCAGCGAGATCAACGGTTCAAATCTTGTTATCGAAGAACATGTTGTGGAAAACCTGTTGGAACAGGAAACGCTTCCCGATGATTATTTTGGCCATTGCCCGATAAGTGCAAAGACTTCTTTTGTATATAATTCACGTATTATTCTCGGCAATGTGCAAAGAGGTGTCTTTGAGGGCTTTGACAAGTTTATGGACTACAACTATACTTCTACTCGATATACTTGGAGAGTATATGTATATGTAGAAACTTCGTCCGGAATGTCTGTCGTTTATCGTGAGTTCAAGACCAGAGAGGTGATAGGAACATATTTCTTCTACCCTGACCACCGTGCTAAAAAAGCCATGTTCTTTTACAAGCACGGTGACAGTTGGCTTTTTTACAAGGAAGTTGAACTGCATAAACACGAAAAACTTAACGGTGCTTATTATCTTGTCAGTGCTTATCCTACTACTCCCGAAGTGCCAACGCCTGCAGACCCGCAAAAGCCACAACCGGCAACAGTGATGGAATATGAGTCTCTTCCCAACCAAATCTATGTCTCAGAGGTAAACAACCCACTTGTCTTTAAAGCAGAAGGTAATGTTACAGTTGGCAATGGTGATATTATGGCCGTGTCAAGCATGACGCAAGCACTCTCGCAAGGCCAGTTTGGACAATACCCGCTTGTTATCTTTGCAACAGATGGTATATGGGCCGCAAACACAGGTGCCACAGGACTGTTTACATCGTTGACACCCATGAGCCGTGAGGTATGCAACAATGTCAAGAGTATTACACAAACAGATGGCCCAATATTCTTCTCCAGCGAAAAGGGCTTGATGGTCATTGACGGACCAAACGTAAGATGTGTCTCTGAGCAGCTTAACGGAAAGACGTTAGCCAGTCAGCTGAGCTTGTATGACTTTTTGAAAGAAGCTAAGATAGCCTACGATTATCGTGACTCCTTGCTATGGATAGGTCGTGATGACAGCGATACTTTATGGATATACGCCATTAAGGCAGGAACGTTCCATCATTATGAGCTTAGCGCAGAAGACAGCGAAGCACGGTCAGCCAGCCGAGTAATCATTTTTGACGATGAAGAAAGCGATACAGGTCATCGGTCACAAGCGATAAGTGACACCATCAATGGTGTTAGCTTTGTAAACAGCTATCCGGACTATTTAGTGCAGATTGGTCCAACTATCTACTCCTTGCTACAGCGTGAGAACATTAACAATGACACAAAAGATTACTCTGGTAAGCTTGTCACACGACCTATCAAGTTTGAGAATGGGTTGGCACTAAAGAGCATAATGCAGCTGAGGCATGTCAAGCAGATGGCCGGACTGTTGAGTATGACCATTAAAGGCTCTAACGATCTGCAGAACTGGCGGCAGATAACGTCACTGAAGGGCACGCCCTGGCGCTACTACCAGTTTACGCTGAACTTTACGAATATGAAAGCCACCGACCGTTATAGCGGCATGGTGCTGGAGGTACAGGAACGTAGGACAAACCGGTTACGTTAAGCCCATGAAGCAGTGCACCTATTTCAAGCAAACGATGAAAGACGACCTGATGCGAGTGTATCGGGAAGTCGTATCTACCTGTGACTGTAAGACACAGAAGGATGCTTACCGGATGACGGTAGAGCACAGAGCGCCACGGTTCTATGTTGATGCACGATGGGCACACCAGCGTATATCACCAATGATGCGTGGAGACCGTAGCGAGCTGGAAAAGATGTCACCGTTAGCCCGAGCGCAGTATGAAGCGCTGTTTGACATCGTGTTACGCATGTCACAGGAAGAAAAGTTTTGGGGCCGTCGCCTGTACTATATCGTACAACAGGCCGTGCAGCAGCCAGCACCACGGTTCTATATCAGCGCAAAGCGCATGGAACAGATATGGTTTGAGTGCCGAAGACACAAAAAGAAGAGAGTATGTCGCGAATAAAGATAGAAAAAACCATTGTCACGCTGGTATTGACGACCTGTTGGCTGTTGATGCCGGTAATAGGATATAATGCCACCGCACCGGTAGAGAACCATCTGCTATACCTGTTGTGCCATGCAAACTTTTGGCACTTGGCTGGCAACCTCTTTGTGCTGTGGCTGATACCTGGGCGTAAGCTGTGGATAGTGCCGTCGGTGGCTATTGCTGTACTATGCTCATGGGCACCGGTACTTCATGGCTTGTGGGAGCTGTGCGGAAGACCGGCAGACCCTACCACCATGACGGTAGGTTTTTCCGGTGTGCTTATGGCTATTGTCGGCATACTGTGGGGAAGATGGGGCAGGGAAGAACAGCGCAACGGCCGCAAGCACTGGCAGATATGGAGCAAGGCATGTGTGAAACTGTTGCCGGTAATCGCCATCGGTGCTATACTCCCTGGGTTAAACTGGTCCATCCATCTGTATTGTGTCGTAGCTGGTTGTGCCTATGGCTATATCACAAAACGATAAAACCACCGATACGGCTGAGGCCGTCAACAGTAGTCTTAACGCCAAGACTACTGCAGCGTTTGTTCTTGCCCTTGTGCGAGAGAACCTACGTAGGAACAGAGAGATTTTCGAAGGCTACAATCCCATCACCGGTAAGGGATGCCCAGGAGAGCGTAAAAAGATAGTCATTGACGACTGTCCGGTACGTAAGATGCTGATGCCTGTACGCTGTGCAGAGCATAACGTTGAGCTGAGAAAGATTATCAAGCGCCGGAGCATCAGGGCATATATTGAGCAAGACCTGCACGCAGAGTTTACGGACGAGATGTACCAAGACGTGGTATACATGATATTCCGTATACGCTCTGTGGAAGACCCAGCTTTTGCCTTTATCATGTTCTATGAGATACAGAACAAGATAACCGGTGAGATGAAACCTTTCTCGCTGAACTATCCACAGCGCCTTGTGCTCGCAGAGCTGGAAGATATGCGTTTCAAGGGACAGCCTATCCGACTTATCATCCTAAAAGCACGCCAGTGGGGAGGTAGTACGCTGTCAGAAGGCTATGAGAAATGGATGCAGGACTTTCGTCATCCTAACGGTTGGGGTATGGTTATCCTTGCCCATGTGAAGGATGCTACCAAGCGTATCAAGGCTATGTTTACCAAGATGGTACAGAACCAGCCTGGCTGGAGCATAGGCGAGAAAACCGACCGACTGAAACTTGGCAGCTATCAGGACTCAAAGTCAGACTTTATTGTTAAGAACCAGCACGATGAAGAACTTGGTTTCCGTCTGATCTCCGTAGGTTCATACGAAAAATACGACTCCCTGCGTTCCGCAGATACGAAGATGGCACACTATTCGGAGGTGGCTTACTGGAAGAAGACCACGGAGAAAGAGCCGGAAGAGGTGCTGTCGTCAATCGACGGTGGTATACCGATGGAGCCGGACACAGTGGAGATTATGGAGTCTTCCGGACGCAGCTCTGCAGGATTCTTCCCCGATATGTACCGCAGAGCGAAAGACCCTGCACTGCCATCAGCATGGCGGGCCATCTTTATTGCGTTCTTTCAGATTGAGAACGACCGAAAAGAGCTTAATGACAAGTGGCCGAATATCTATGGTAAAGGTATTCCTTGGCGTAAGGTTGAGGAAGACGACGGATATATGGCGCTGGCGGCAGAGTTTGCACAGTGGCTGTATGACAATAAGAACAATGACCAGTGTCCGGAAGGATGGCAGGAAAGCGGTAAGTTCTTTTGGCAGCTATGGGACAAGGGCGCAACCTTTGAGGCTATCAACTGGTATCGCCACCGTCGTAACACGTTCCGCAGTCATACGTATATTGCCACTGAGGCGCCCAGCGACGATGTGGAAGCGTTCAGAGCATCCGGCAACCTTATCTTTGATATGTATGCTGTTGAGGCGCTGAGGCGTCACAAAGACCTTGGGCAGAAGCAGCCCATCTTTATCGGGAACATCACCGGCAATGTGGCCAAAGGCTATGAAGCCATCAATAGTGCCAAGCTGGTGAACCTTGTCGGTGATGGGGAGATATTGAAGATATGGAAGCATCCCGACTGTTTGAAGGTGTCTAACCGCTATGTTGTCAGCGTGGATATTGGCGGCCGTAGCAAGAAAGCTGACTTTACCGTGATGACGGTGATAGACCGTTTTGGCATGATGCCAGGAGTGAACGGCAAACCCAAGGTGGTAGCACGCTGGCGTGGCCATATCCGTCACGACCTGCTGGCATGGAAGGCCGCACAGCTCGCACACTACTATAACGATGCTTTGTTGGTCTTTGAGAGCAATACCGCAGAGACAGAGAAAGGGAAGATAGACACCGAGGGTGACCACCTGGGAACCATCCTCGACGAGATAGCCGACTACTATCCCAACCTGTATATCCGTGAATCCAGCTATGATGACGTGCAGCAGAAATGGGTCAACAAATTCGGCTTCCAGACGAACAGGCTTACCAAGCAGTATGTTATCGACAACTATATCGCATACGTGGACGATCAGCTGTATGAAGAGCCTGACGAACAATGCTACGATGAAATGACCATCTATGAGCGTCACGAAGACGGCAGCATCGGTAATGTAGAAGGAAAGGATGCCGCAGGCAATGACGCCCACGACGATATAGTAATGTCAACAGGTATCGGCCTGTATATCTCACAGACGCAGATGGAAGCACCGGCATGGATAAGGAAAAGCGGACAAGCCGCCTATACGATGCGTGCCGGCACAGAGGCAGACGTATAAAAAACCCGACAGGCGAACCCGTCGGGCGACAAAAGCAGACGTATGATAACGGCAACTACAGGTCGTCATCCCATTGGCTGGCGATGCCTATTAGTTTCTTGAAGTTGGTCTCGTTTACCGTCAGGTCAGCTTCGATAGGTTTGGGGACAATCATCTTTGACAGCTCTATAGAGAGGTTGACAAATTTGGACCGATGTTCCTGGTTGCTGGCAGACTCTTTGGCATAGAATATAAAAGCATCCCGAAACTCTTCCTGAGTCTCGCCAAGAAGTCCTTTGATAAACTCCTTTTGGTCTTTGCCAATCTTATTCTGTGAACCAAGTGGACGGCCAGCTTTTTTTGCCATAGTCGTGAGATGTTATCCGAGGAATGTTACATGAGTAATGGAAGAACCCAGCCGGTCGTTGAGTGCTGCATTGATGTCATCATAGGCATCGTTGACCTGTTCCTGTAGGATGAGCAGGTACTTATCGTCCGGCAGGGCAACAGTGAGAAAAGCCAGTTCAACAAATTTCACGATATACAGGTGAACAGCATCACGCAGGTTATCTGCAAGATGTGGCGGCCAGTTTTCGGGGAAGTGCAGGTAAAGGCTCTTTTCTTCCCACTTGTATACGTGGTTGGTGCTGATACGATGCACAAAGGGCGACGGCAGCATCAGATAGGCCGTGCAGCGCTTCACAACCTTGTTGACAGCTGTGTCGATATTTCGTGCCAGCCGGTAGTCATCCTTTCCGTCACTGGCAAGGATAGGCGTTTCCAGCTTTCTTTGGCGCTCGATGGCCGTCAGGTCGGCTTCAATGTCATGGCGCAGCTCTTCATGCAGGAGTATCACCTCCACACGTTGAGGAAAGCCGGCCTTGACACCGGTCACCGGACACGGACGGTCACTGTTATGCAGGTGATGTGGGTACATATCTTATTCGTTTGGTGTTACACGTACAGAGAACTTGGCAAAGACTTGGTCGTTATGCCGAGAGAACAGTGTGATAATAGAATAGCCGGTACGCACACCCTTGATACACCACTGTCCGTCATTGTCGAAGCACGGCATACAACACGGATGGTCGGCACGTACCACAATATCGTCAATAGGTGCCACACCATTCTCGCCCGTCAGCGTATATGATATTTCCGACATGTCACCCTCACTAATCATCCAAGGGTTGCCGTACAGCATTTCCGGTGTGATGATGTTTGTATTTTCCGGTGTGATAAAGCCAGGAATGTTCCCACGGTCGGGCAGGATGGGATAGTGAATGTCAATACGTGTTGGGAAACGGTACGTAGGAGCTTCCGGTGCTGTCTTTGTAAAGCATGCAAGAATACCGGCAAGGTCATCATCGGCCAATGAGAGATACAATGCTGAGAAATCCTTGCTTACAGGTGCCCACCACATGTGTATACATCTGTCTTCGACGTACTTTTGTGCCAGTCGTGCCAGTGTCTTCACATATCCGTTGTTGAAACGGTCGCTGACTTGCAGGAGAATATCGGTAGCACCATCAGTCTCTGTAGAGTCTACGGTGGCATCCTCTGCGATATTCCCGCCATTACCGGTGAGGTAATCGACAAACCACGTCTTCAGCTTCTCGATCTGCGAGAACATCAGACGGCCCAGCATGGCCTCATGGTACGCTTCATTACCGGCCGCCTCATGGTAGGCAGCGGTGATAAGCTTCTGGTCGACAGCCTTGTCGACGACGGCCTTCTGATACGTCTCATTCTTGATGGCGTTCAGTGCCAGCTGGTGAAGAATCTGAATCTTGATAGTCTTGCTCATGGCTGTTAGTTGTTAGTTACCTGTCCTATCACGCTTGCATAAGAACCGGAAGCTGCAGCAGGAGCTGTCTTTGCCAAGCACAGACGGATATAGTTCAGCGTGTCTGCAGCCAGTGCGAAGTAGTCTTTGGCAAGGTCGGACTTGAACTGTTGCCACCAGGCACCATCCATATTGTACACGATAAAGTCTTCTGCCAGTGATGCTAAGGGTTGTGCCAGTCCGCTGGCGTAACGGTCTGTGACAACAATAGTCATCGTAACATCGTTAGAAGAGTCAGACAGCGTATAGGTGATACTGCCATTTTCGTTGTCTACAAACTCGTTGAGCATGGTGGCAAAGCGGGCCAGTCCGGAACGGAGGTGTCGCAACAGCTTACGCTCATGGTTGGTCTCGTCACCGGCAGCTTCTACATACGCAAGGGCGGCCTTGGCTACTGGGTTATCGGACTTGTCAGCTTGCGCACGCTGATAGGTGTCAGTCTTGACAGCTTCTATTATCAAGTCTTTCTTTAGATTAAGGGTGATTGTTTTCGACATAATGGTAATAATTTTAATTAACTTCTGATGTAATATCCAAAGGACTTGTTGCCGTGCTTTCCGGAGCCTTCTTTTCTGTAGACATGCGTACAATGGCAGTCAGCTGGCTATTCATATCCTTTTCGTACTTCTCGCTGAGGCGTGGTGAGGTAACGATAAACCACGAATAGAGTGTATACGCTATACAATAGTTTTGACAAGCTTGGTTCAAGAAAAAGTCAAGATGTTCGTTCCACCGGCTATCAATGGTAAGCACAACACTGTCATTGTTGCCACCAGTAACGAACAAAGCTGTCTCGGTGGTGATATTCACCACGGCAAGGCGCAAGAAGTCTTTTACTATATCTTGTTCCTTAGTGCCCAGGGTGATGTCATTAAAAATCCTGTTGCCGTCTTCGTCGGTAGCTCTCTTACCGATGACGGACAACGAACGCTCAACGAGGTCGTACAGGGCTGTATAGTCAAGTGTTATATTCATATCTTATACTGCTGTTGCATATTGTTGCTGTTGCTGTACACGCATAAGCGGTTGGTCCGGTGACTGACGAGTATACAGGTTGCCACCACCCATCATTGCCTGTGTAGCCATAGCGGCCTGTTGCTGGTTAGCGCCAGGAACCTGTACCGGTGCACCAGGCTGTTGACCTTGCTGTACCTGTGCCATATAGCTGTCAAAGTCCTGTAGGAGCTTTTCAGACATGGGGCTGTCATAGTTCTTAAGATAGGTACGTATGTCAAGACCTCTCTCCAGCAGCTTGTCAAGCATTTCGTTACCGAGCTGCAGGTAAGCAGCGCTGGCAGCAGAGTCCTTAATAGACACACGGAACTTCACGTCACGGGCGGCATTGGCCTTGTAGAATACCTGATGCTCTGACTTCTCCGGCGTGATGTCACGGCCATCTTCATAGAACTGCTGCATGGTAATGCACTTCTTCATAGCGCAGCGTTCCTTGAAGCTGGTAAACTTCTTGATAAGGGGATAGAGCGTGGTTGTGGCGTTTTGCGCTTCCGTGGCGTAGCGTGCATAGCTGGTGCCACTGTCCGGCTGTTTGCCCTGCAAAGCGCCCGATACTCCCGACACCTCATGGATCATGTTCAGCTGTAGCTGTAACATCTCCGTCTGTCCGAGATTAAAGGCAGAGTGTGTGAAGAACTCCGGCTTAGCACCTGTACGCATAGCCTTACGGTCGTCATAGACGTATACGGCATTGAAGCGTGACTTCTGATTGGCATATTGCTCTTCCGTCATGCTGTCCGGCTTCAAGCTTAGTGGCAGGAATGTCATACCCTTTACGGCAGAGTTGATAGCGCTGTCACCGACGGTCACCATACGGTTGATATATCTCTGCTGGTCACGGAAGAAACCCATAAAGGCATGTATCTCACCGTTGACGTATGGAAACAGAGAGCTGGAGAACGGATGAGACTTGTAGTCGTAAGGTGTCTCACCGGTACAAAGGATGCGGCCGTCAGGGGCCATAAAAGTGTATTGCCAGTATTTATCGACAATCTCCTTGGTGGTGATGTATGCGCGAGCTTCGACGGGTACACCCTGCTCTTCATACATGGCCTTGCGTTCCATATTTATATGTAATATGGCCGGAATATCCTTCTTCTCGATACGGTAGTACTTCTCTATCTGATTGACAGCGATAGGGTCGTAGCACTGGTAGCGTGGCTTGACTTCCTCACGCCATACCTCAATGACTCTGCACAGAGAGGCATCAGACGGCTGGTAGAACGAGATGTTTTCCCTGCTGTGCGTCTCGTTATGTGTTGTGTAGGTTGCCCTGGTAGCCGGACCACCGTTCTGTGAGATTGAATAGATACGGTCAAGCTCTTCAATGGTAAGACCGTATTCCTCTTTGGCAAAACGGAAATACAAGTCTTCACGGCTGATGTCATGCAAGCAGCCAATCATGCGAATGTCACGATGGGCAGGGTCGTTACCGGCTTCCCAAAACATATAGTATGGGTTGATATAGTCGGTATAGCTGTCGTGCAACTCTTCTCGCTCTTCGTAGCACTCACGGGTAAACACCATACCGGAGATAAGATATTCTGCAAAAGCGGTGTCCAGCACCTCTGACATATAGGTGTTTTGCCAGTTGGTCTGCAAAGCCGACGACATCATATCCGACAATGCCTTGCTGTCTTCTGTGCGTGCATAGCATACCGGTTCTGTTTCCTGTTTGGCATGGAGTCCAAAGACAGTCATCCATAATGACACCATCACGTTATTCTTCAAGGGCACGCTACCCTGCATCTTGATCCATTCTTCTTCCGTGATGTTGCCAATGCCGTGGACGTTGACGTAATCACCCCACTGGTTGCCGAACAGGTAGCGCAGATTGATGGCACGCTCTTCACGGACAGGCTCCTTGTTTATCCATGAGCGTACACACTCCGCAAGCAGTTCAAGGTCGTACTTTTCGGGGTGTACACCCTTACTTCGACGAGCCTGTGCAGTATCAAGGCGGTTGCCTTTTTGTAGCGGCTGCACATCGTTGAGTGTAAGTAGCGGTTTTGACATATAAGCTAACTTTTTGTTGCAAAGATAGGAGGGAAAGCGCCTTAATCATTCATAAAATTTCCTTATGACGGCCAAAAGTGCCAAAGCACAAACTGTGAAGGAAATTTTATGAAAGAAAGCATGCGCAAACCATTTAATTTTACAGCGAAATTTCAATAACCGCAACGAAAAGAGCGATTATCAACCACATAAATATATAAGGATATGGCAAAAGACAAGAAGACAGACGAGGCACAGGCCCAAGAGCAAGCTCAGGCACAACAGCAGGAGCAGGCCCAGGAGCAGGCACCAGCCGCCCCACAGTCAGCCCGTGACCGTTACAGAAGTCGCTACAGTGCCGCCCATCCCGACATGAACCTGGACGATGAAGAAGCGTTCTACACACAGGCTAATGCCAACTTGGACGAGCTGGAAGACTTCCGTGAGAGCAACCGCCAACTGGGTGAGGCTTTCGACAAAGCACCCCTGTTGGCTGGTGTGGTACTTGCCGCCAAGGAGGGAGAGAATCCCTTTACCTATCTTGCTGAGAATATCGGCCCCGATATGGACATCAGGGAGCTTGCCAACAACCCCGAGTTTGGCACAAAGATGGGCGACGCCTTGGCCAAGTTCCAAGAGAAGCAGGCCGCAGACACCAAGCGTGCAAAGGAGATTGGCGACAACATGGAGCAAAGCTTTAACGCCTTAAAGGAGCTGCAACAGGAACGTGGCATGAGCGACGAGGACTGTATAGCCCTTGTCAAGCGACTTTTTGGAGAAGCTGACGAGAACGGTGAGCAGACCGATGGCGGTATCATTGGCAATGCGTCGATGGGCATTGTACCCAAGGAGATTTGGGAAGCCGTGCTGAAAGCGCAGAACTATGACAGCGACATTGCATCAGCCACCGAGAAGGCACGCGCCACTGCCCTTAATGAGAAGGTGCAGAACGGCTTGCGTGACTTTGGTACAGGCTTGCCACAGAGCATGACCACCAGCAGCACAGGTAAGAAGAAGGAAAAGAAGACTTCCAGCTTTGCTGACTGGGGAACATAATCAGCCAACAATTTATTAACCACATAAAAATAGTGAAAAATGAAAAAGTTTATTAACGCTTTGAAAAGCTACCAGTTCATTGTCGGTTTGGTGCTGACAATGATGGCAGTGTTGACAGGTGGTGCCGGCTTTGCAATGGCTGAGGCACAGCCTACGTCTCCAGCTAATGCCGGTGAGGCTACGCCCGACCCTGCAAACCCTGAGACTAACGATTTAGAGAGTCCTGACGGCCAGGGTGCCGGTCAGAGTCTGCCAGGCACACAGGCCAGTGCTACGCAGATTCGTGAGGGTGGCCTTGCTATGCCGGAATATGATCCGGAGATTGTAAAGTTTAAGGCTGACGAGTACGTCCTGCTGAACCTTGCCCGTACAATGGCTACCCAGCGCACACAGAAAGGCTATGAGGTACGTCACTTCCAGATTGGTCGTGAGTCTCTTATCCTGTCTACCAAGACAGCTATCACGCCTAATGAGGATGGTACTATCACGCTGAACCGTAGCAACACCAGTGGAAACATCAAGCTTGCCTATAAAAGTAAGGTGATTTTCGTGGATGGTGTCAGTGGCTATAAGGAAGGCTCATCCAGCGAGACCGATGGCGACTTGGTACTGTTTGTGCAGAGCAACAACGGTACGTCTGTTGTCTGCCAGGCATTGAATGGTGCAGCCGTCAACGACGGTGTAAAGTCCGCATATCTGTATGACAAGCAGGCACCTTCTATCCCCGCCAATACTACGATGGTTATCGGTACGGTTGCCGGTTGCGAGTCGCAGATGATTGTAACGCCCGACAACAGCCAGCCCCGTGACAAAGAGGTATTCCTGCAGAAGCAGATTTTCAACGTCGAGATTACAGACCATGAGGCTGAAATCCTTAAGTGGACTCCGTGGGCACTGCAAGAGCTGAAAGAGAACGCCCTTGACATCTTCTCGCAGGGTGCTGAGTATACGCTTTGGAAGGGTAAGCAGATGAAGTGGAAGATGAAGATGGACGAGAACGGTAAGGAAGAGTTTGCCTATTCTTCAGAAGGTATTCTCCGTCAGATTACCAACACTCTCGGACTTGATGGCGACTTCCAGTTCAAGAACATCACCGACATCGGCAAGATTATGTTTACCGAGTTCGCAGAGCATAAGGAAGCTGTATTCCTTTGCGGTAAGGACCTGTTGAGCGACATCATCAATATGGACTACACACGTCACAAGGATATTAGCTACCAGCAGCGCAAGACCGACTACGGTATCATCGTCAACGCCTTGGTTACTAACTTCGGTGAGCTGCAGCTGATGTATGCACCCGCCCTTGATCACTTCGGTATGTCGAAGTTTGGTGTTGTGCTGGATATGAAGGCCGCACGTTACTACACCAACATCAAGAAGCGCGAGTATAACATCGACCAGAAGAAGGCCGGTAACGAGAGCCGTGAGGCAAGCCGCTATATCTACATCGAGGCCGGTGCACTGGCACTCCGTGGATATAACAGCCTGTTGGTTGGTCCGTCGAGCGAGATTATCAGCAAGAACCTGTCAAAAGGTGCTAAGAGCGTGCTGATTATCAGCGACCTGTCAGACGTTGCCAATGCCCCTGTAGGTACTAAGATTCTCTTCAAGGAAGACTATACCGTAGGTGAGGGCGCAAGCGCCGTGACATACTCTGCCGACAAGGTATACTGGAAGACCGCTAATGGTTGGGAAGAGTTTACCGGTGAGGTATAAACGTTAGGCTATTTTCCTCCGAGGATGGTGCGGGAGCATCTTGCTCTCGTAGCCATCCTATATAAAAACAAAAGCAAGACAAAAGAAGACTATGATTAAGGTTTATGAACTAAGAGCGCTGCAGAACAACTACATCGTATCTATCCCCTTTAAGGGTGTGACGGTACGCTGTGAGTTCAAGGACGGAAATATCGCCAAAGGTATTCATGCACGCCTGTTTACTAATGACAAGTTCAAGCAGATGGCCATTGAGCATTGCGAGCTGAACGGTCGTGTATGGAAGCTTGTAGATACCGTCAAGGAGCCGGAAGACGAAGCAGCTGAACAGCGTGCAGCACAGCAAGCAGTCACACGTCAGAGCCCTGCCAACGCAGGGACGCCACAGGAGCCTGCAAACGTGCAGACACCAGCGTCAGCCGGTGACGACACCCAGGAGCCTGCCGGTGACGATGATGGCGACGCAGGTAAGTCAGCACCGATGGAGTTTGCCAACCTTGCAGAAGCTATCCTGTATGTTGCCGCCAACTACGGCCAGCAGGTAGAGAGTGCAGCACAGGCTCGTCAGGTGCTTAAAGACAACGGCATTAAAGCTGTCATCCATAACGGATAATTATAATAAAAATAAGACTATGGACAAAGTGATTGAAGTAATAGTGCGACCGGAAGCCGGACAGTCTACACCTTCCGGTGGCGGTGGCGGCCATAGCGGTGACACCGTTATCCCTTCTCCCGATAGCGTAGGCACGGAAGAGATCAAGGATGACAGCATCCGAGTGGAAGACATCAACCACGAAGAGTTTGCCACCGACAACGACATCGAACAGCTGTTTGAAAAGCCATAAATGATGACGGTACAAGAGATAGTAACGCGCGTGCGCTCAGCCATTGATGAGCTGCCGGAAAACGGTAGCGCTCTTAATGGACTGACAGACGATGAAGAGAACATGACACGTATCATTGCCGACAAGATTGGCTATGGTGTCGTGCATATCCTGGAGCATGCACCTCTTGACAAGATGGATGCCGCCACCTTCTCTGCACTTTCGCAGGAAGAGATAGGAACCCTCTTCAGCATCGACAATGAGGTAGGTAAGCTGAAACTTCCAGAGAATGTGTTACGCATCGTCGATGCACGCCTATCTTCTTGGCCGTATTTCCCCACTCCTGAGCTTGACAACTCACAAGTGGCACTGATGCAGAGCGACAAGTACGCCCGTGGCAGCTATGACAGGCCAGTGAATATTTTCACGTATAACGGCAAAGACCGCTACCTGTATATGTACAGTGCCAAGGAGCTGACGGACACCGTGACGTTTACCTACGTCGCCAAGCCGTCTACTGCCCAGTATAGTGCCAGCAACCTGTCACAGACAGTGGATATACCGTCAAAGTTGGAAGCCGCACTGATCTATCAGGTTGCCGGACTGACAATGACCGCTTACAGAGAGGACATTGCCGCCAGCCTGTTTGCCATTGCCAAAGACTATATGGGTATTGTTGAAGAGTAGAAACTATGAAGCAGCTGCAGTTTACATACGATGAAGAGGCCAACGGCTATCTCAGCGAGCCGTTTCAGCTTAAGAAACAAGCAACAGTACGTGTCTACCTGCAAAGCCAGGCACCGGTGGTCACAATGAAACAGGAAGACGACGGACAATGGTCGAACTATGGACAGACACCCAAGGACTGTGACTGCTACGAAATAAACCTGACCAGCAACGAAGAGGTAACGCTGATGCTTGCCACACCAGTGCCGGTAATGAACTGTTACATATTATAAGCTATGAGAAAACTGTTTGAATTTAACCAGCATATAGGCCGTTGGCGTGTATTGGTGCAGACCAGTGACATCAATAACAAAGCTGTTACCAAGGAGAAGCTTTCGGATGATTTGTGGAAGGAAATATGCCGCATGGCTTCTGACGAATTGTTAGTGGCTGTGTTTGGTGTTACCACTTATGAGACGGCCCTGTACTACTATGAGAATGAGAAGACAATCATCGGTAAGTCGGGAGATTTGTACTTCAATATGGTACGCTTCGATGATGGGGAGTTTGTCTTCACACAGGTAGATGAAAGGGGAACATTGCATACTATGGTGTTGTCAGTAGATGGCTGGAGCGACAGCGTGGCACAGATGGAACTGGCAACGGGTAACATAGATATGGAGATAGTAGATGTGGAGAGCGAATTAAGTAATAACTAAAAAAATATTCGATTATGGGAGTAAAAGCTATTAAAGGTCACAAGAAAGGTTCGCAGGATATTGCTTATTTCCTGTCGCATGGTGACACTGTGATTTTGGGTAGTGGCAACAGTAAGAAGACGCTGACTACCAAACTAAGTGAGCTTGATACCGCACTTGGCCATAAAGTAGAATGGGTAGATGTTTACAACTATCTGGAAACTGGTGCAAAAATGCCAGTCACAAATGGCTATCTATTTAAAGGAGAGCCTGTAAATTATTTTGTCATCAAAGGGTCGGCTATTGTCTTCCGTGTATGGAATGCCTCCAATAGCAGATTTGAATATATTGGTTATACTCGCACCAATGATTATCCTGAAACGTGGGCGTTCCAATCTATTCTTCAATGGAGCGAGCTGACTGACAATTTCAAGAAAGCCATTGATGAAGGCTTGGTAAAGGCTGAGGAAGCCCTTTCCCGACTGGCTACGGTTGAAGAGGTTATTCCTGCTACAGCTTCTTCTTCTAACAAGCTGGCTACAGCCAGTGATGTCAGTGCCGTTGCAACTACAGCTAATAGTGCACTTGGTAAAGCTTCTACCACAGAGCAGCTATTGCCTTCAGACGTAAATCCAGAAACCAACAAACTTACCACTGAGAAGAAACGTGCAAAAGTTGTCGTAAAGATGACCCAGCATGGGGTTACTACAACTTCTGAACTTGGCAAGCTTGTTCAGATTGTGGCAAGTACCATTAGCGGTTATGCTCTGAGCAAGGTCTTTGAGTTCAACGAGATTACTGGTGACAACCCTGGCGTAGAGATCGTACTTCCTTATCAGATTGTGGAAGCCATGATTGCCGATGGCGCCGTTACTACTGTCAAGATGGCTGATGGTAGCGTGACTACCGCAAAGATTTTGGATGGCAACGTCACCAAGGCTAAGCTTGCACAGGAGGTGTTGGACTTCTTGGAAGAGTACCTTGCAGACTTCAAGGGTACTGTAGAAACCACAGCAGCTTTGAAAGCGTTGACTGGTGACAAGAACGACTGGGCGGTATACAAGCACAATGATGCTAACAACAATGTCATCTACAGCCGCTACCGCTATGATGCCAGCTACAATGACAATACCACAGGTCACTGGAGGTTTGAGCTGGACGTTAACAGCTCGTCGTTTACCACAGCACAGTGGGCCGCTATCAACAGCGGTGCTACCTCGTCTATCATCAACAGTGTTGCAGGCAAGGCCGAGAAGTCAGAGATGTCAGTAACACCTGGCACAGGCTCTAATGCTGACAAGACCACCATCCAGTTGAAGAGTGGCACCAGCGCAACTGTACTGACCCAGCACCAAGACATCAGCGGAAAAGCTGACCTTGCAGATCTTGGCGGCTATGTGTTTGACGAAGTAGACGTAGAAGATGACATTCTGTAATTTTAATTCCGTCAGCAATGAAAGCAATAAGAGGTAGAAAGAAAGGTGCGAGTGGGGAGAGCTATTTCCTCGCCCACACCGATACTGTCATTGTTGAGGAAGGTGGCAGCAAGAAGACGCTTAGTGACAAGCTGTCCGAGATGTCAAATGGCGTAGAGTATGTCAGTGTGCTTCCCACTGCTTCTGCTTCTACGATGAAGAAGAAGTATATCGTGTATGCGCAGGACGGTAGCATCACAGGGGAGTATGTCACGGAGGCTGTTCGCGGAATCATCAATGGCAATGACAAATATCCTATTGATGACAAGGGAGAGGCCGTTGCAATATACGATTCGGTCAATCCATCCAGTCGGCAAAGGGGAGCTATGGAAGGCGACCTATGCCTGAACAACCCAAATAGTTATTCTGGCGGCATGGGAACAGATGCATTGGAAGTATGTACCCAAAGCTCTGGTGATGACGAGCACGGAGACTGGCAGGATGCAGAATGGGGTGAAAGCCAAGATGAAGTCATTGGTGCACGCTATGCCCTTGGTAATACTCACTACATACTGACATGGGCAGGATGGGTAGAGGACACAGCGATAGAGCTGGAACTGGCAGGAATCACGACGGGCACTGTGTACCGATGGAAAGAGGTAGAGACTACCCTTGACTATGCCACGGATGCAGACATAGCAACATTATTTACGACATAGACGAGTTTATATATAACCCTTATTTTTTAACCACATTTAATTTATTACAATTATGGCTTTAACAGATGCACAGAAGGCTAAGTTGGTGAAATTAGGCCAGCTTGCCAAGTTTAAAACCATCGCTGATGCCGCTTATCAGGCAACTATTAGCGATTTGTCTACCATCCGTAGTGGTGCTGCTGCTGGTGCTACAGCTTATCAGCTTCCTGCTACTGGTATTCCCTCGACAGACCTTGCTGATGCCGTACAGGCTGCTTTGACTGCCGCTGGTACTGCCCTTCAGCCTGCCGACCTGACTACTCTGAATGGTAAGGTTGCTGCTTTGGAGGCTCTGATTGGTGAGGACACCGATGGTGCTATCAACAAGTTCAATGAGATTGTAGCTTTCTTGGAGAGCATTACAGACCAGCAGACCCTCAGCGGTATTATCGCAGGTCTCAACACCTCGATTGCTGCTAAGTACACCAAGCCCTCTGGCGGTATTCCTGCTACTGACTTGGCCGATGCCGTACAGACCTCACTGGGTAAGGCTGACACCGCCCTACAGGCTGCCGACATTGCCAACAAGGCTGACAAGGCTACCACGCTGGCTGGCTATGGTATCACCGATGCCAACATCAACAATGGTGTTATCACCTTGGGTGGGAACTCTATCACTCCGCTGACTTCCCATCAGGACATCAGCGGTAAGAAGGACAAGCAGACTGCTGTCTCTGACCCTTCTGCTGACGGTACGGCTGTTGCCTTTATTGCAAGCTTTGCACAGAACGCTAATGGTGAGGCTACTGTAACGAAGAAGACCGTTCAGAGCGCCAGCGCTTCACAGGCTGGTTTGATGTCAGCAGCTCACTACAGCAAGCTCGATGCCATCGAGTACGCTACCGACTCTGATATTGAAGACCTCTTCTCTTAAACCGAGACGTAACGCAACAAGGCAGAGAGGGTTCGACTCCCTCTCTGTCTACCAATAACAACAAAATAAAATATTCGGAATTATGACACAACAACAAGCAAAGAAAATCGTGCGGTTCGGACAGCTTGCAAAGTACCATGAGCTGTTGGGCGCTACCTCAGTCATGGAGACAAGAGAGGTGACGTGGAGCGAACTGAAAACGTTACGTGATGGTGGATTGCTGACAGCAGGACAGTGGTATAGGATTACGGACTATGAAGCAACGGTGCTGTCTGTGTTAGAGCCTAACGCTCGTAGTGCAGGGCACGCTTTTGATATTCTCGTTCGTGCAGACAGCACCACACAGCTCAATGAGGATGCTTATGCCATTCATCATAGCGGAGATACATACTTCGATAACAGTAACCTTGCTGCATGGAAGTTGAAATATACGCTTGATAATGTGAAGTGGTCACAGAGACCTGTCACAGTTGTCACAGCAAATGATGATCATTACTCGTTTATCGAAACAGGAACTATCGAGATTGACGGAACGACATATATCCTATGGACTGGTAATAACAACTTCTGTGACGACTGGGACAGACACGCCATCAGCGAAGATAGCGAAGAGGGAACAACCATGTATGTTTACTATGACGATGGAGAGTTTAGTGACGAAAGTGTAGGAGAAATTGAGAGCAAGAGCACCATTACCGGTAGTGGCAAGGGTACTATTACTTGGATGAAGGACGAGTTCGGTAACGAGCTTTCGTATGATTTCAAGAATATTCAGTTCAAGCGCTTCTATACAACAGACGCAAAAGGTCGTGAAGGTATTGACAGTTGCTACATGGTTGCTGACCCAAACAATCCTGCAAAAGACCTGAGTGCTGATGATACTGATGATTTCATTTGGGCTTATACTTTCAGCAGCGACAGAGAGGGTGGTACGCAAACTGACACTTCCCTTAGTGGTGGCATAACCAATAACGTCATTGGAAGTAATAATGACTCGCTGCCTAACAATGTTTTCTACGGAACAAGTATCTATAGCAACACTTTTGGAGACTATTGCTACAACAATTCTATAGGAAACAAATGCCGCAACAATACTATAGGAAACAACTGCTACAGCAATTCTATAGGAAATTATTTCCAACGTAATACTATAGGAGAATCATTCTATCAAAATTCTATAGGAAACAATGTGTACAACAATACTATAGGAAACGAGTTCAACAATAACTCTATAGGAAACAATTGTTATCAAAATTCTATAGGAAATTATTTCCGATACAATACTATAGGAGAATGGTTCTATCAAAATACTATAGGAAACGACTGCTACGACAATTCTATAGGAGAATCATTCTATCAAAATTCTATAGGAAATTATTTCAACAACAACTCTATAGGAAACGGTTTTGACAGCAATTCTATAGGAAACAGTTTCCAAGATAACTCTATAGGAAATTACTTTCAGTATAATACTATAGGAAACAGTTTCGGCAGTAATACTATAGGAAACGAGTTCAACAATAACTCTATAGGAAACGGTTGCAACAACATCAAGATACAAAAGGACTATGTGTACTTTATTGTTATTGAGAATGGCAACCAGTATATCAACATCACGTCCACAAAGACCACATCGTCTTCGCAGGTGCTTCGTAACTTTACTGTGGCTCAGGGAGTTAACAACAGTAACTCAACAAAAACCATCAGCCACAATACGACAAACGATACGTTCAAAACAATATATCAGAATGCCAATAGTACGACAACGGACGTTTGATAACAATCTAAATATCAATGTATTATGAAACAGACAGAAAACAGGTTTACAGCAGAAGACGGGAACTTCATAGTAAGGAAGTCTGATGGCTATATTATGGGCGAGACTATTGACCTTGGCACGGATGACTCCATTGCCAATTACGAGGAACAGCCGTATACAGAAGAGTCTTACAAAGCCTTCTATGAGTCTTTAGGAATTAAGCAAAAAGAAGAGAAGCCCGTCATGGAAGAGACAGGAAAGAAGGGTAGAAAGCGTGCTAAAAAGTAGGTGAAAATCCCGATTTTTGTGCTCAGTTTTCAAGCCTATATTTTAGTGGTGGTGCACCATTGGTGCATACAGAGCGCACTATTGATGCACCACTTTTACGCTAAAACATCTGAAACCTCCTGTGTATAGGCATTTCGAATAGGGTGTAAATAGTTTCCTATAGAATAATTTCTGCCGAAATTAACAACCCTTCCGTTTTCTTGCCTTACGCAAATCGCCAGCAATGACATCATCGGTTATCTCTGCATATATGCCAGTAGTCTGAATGTTAGAATGACCGAGAAGTCGCTGAATAGTTGATAGCTGTACACCCTGCTGTAGAAGCAGAGAGGCGAAGGTGTGACGAGCAGTATGGAACGTAAATCCCTTATCGCCACAATCTGCCATCTTCAAGATGTCTTTCAGATGCTTGTTGACAGTAGCATTGGAACCAATGTGCGTTGTAAGCCCTTCTATAGAGCCGTACCTTTCAATGATAGACAGCGCCTTGCCGTCAAAGAGTTCTTTTACAGGAATATGAACATCCAATTGTGTCTTCACCATACGCTTGATGATGACACCTTTCTGTAGGTGCTCGTTGCGTAGCGTATGCACGTCAGAGAAACGCAGACCAGTATAGCAGGAGAACAGGAAAGCGTCACGTACCATAGCAACCTTTCCTACCAGTTGCAGGTCTTCGACCTTTCTCAACTGTGCAGAAGATAGGAAACCACGCTTGGAAGTCATGGCAGGAATCTTGAAACGCTCAAATGGCGACTCATGGATAAGCTTACGCTTCTTTGCTTCAAGGATGATGGTTCGCAGGATACGCAGTCGGCATACACGGGTGTTGTGACCGTTACCATGTGCTTTCAGCCATGTGTCATACTTACAGACAAATGTGTAGTCAACATCTTGCAGGAGAGTGCCAGGGCGGAACTTCTCGATGGAGTTGAAGAGTGTGCGGTAAGACCTGCGTGTCATCTCACGTCGTGTAGACGAAGAGTTGAGCATTTCTTGTCCGAAGTCGATGAGACGAGCTGTAGGACGGGAGTTCTCACGCCATGCCTGACGCAACAGCTCTAACGTAGGAGGAACACCACGCTTCATGCAATCTATTTCTACTGACTGCAGGTCGTAGATAATCTGACGCAGGCGGTAATTCAACTGCTCAGCGATAGGATGGTTAACAACTTGCCCATGACAGAATTGGTCGGGCGTTACCTTTACACGGGTGGAGAAATAGGCTTTCCGTCGCTGTTGCGAGCATTCTATCTGTAGAAGCCCGCTGCCGTCTGGAGCCAATCGTCCGTTACGACAGAACGTCGCACGGTAGGAAATTAAGTTAAACATACCAACATTATGTTTAATTACCAACGAAAATAGCGAGCAGGAGGGGTTGTTGGATGCCCGCTTCACAGGGTAGCTAATCCTGCTTATCCGCTCGCTTGGTGCAAAGATAAGAAGAAAATTTTAAAAATACAACAAAAAGAATGAAAAACAGAATGAATAATTTAATTGTGTCACATTACTGTAATAACATCACAAGAGCATGAGGCCTGTAATAATATAATATATGTGTATGAAGAAGATTTTCGAATGGTTCAAGGCGAGCAACCGCTACAAGCACTTCCTGCTGGGTGCCGCCTATGGCCTTGCTGCCGATGATGCATACTGTGCTGTATATGGTGGTATCGGTGTGTCTCTCGCCTTGGAGTTCAAGGATGGACAATGGGGTGGCAAGCCCGACTGGATAGATGCCACACTGACCTTTGCAGGAGTGATGGCAGGATATGGTATCAGGACATTAGGACTGAGTATGATATAAGACCAACATAAAGAGTTGGGGGGAAAGGAAAAATCCCCCGACTTTTTTGCCTAAATAAGACGCTTCACTTTCTTATATAGTATCCCACATCGTGGTGTCGGGGGAGTATGTGCCCTGCTACCATGACGTGGGATATTTGTATCTTATAAGTTAAGTGAAGCAGGTGCAAAGGTAATAATTATTATTGAACCGACAAAATTTTATATTATGAAAGTCGTAGAATTACTAAAAATAGGCACCGAATTGTTAAAAGTGATGTCAGAGAATGATGTCATGCGTGATGACTGGCGTTTCGTAAAGATGTACGAGGAATTTCAAGCTATGAGAACCAACGGTTTGAAGTACAGGGAATGTGTGCGGATGCTTGCAGAAGACTATGGTATCAGCACAGCCACAGTTGTCAGAGCATTGCGAAGACTGGCAGGCAACTGTACCTCATACACCGACAGGAATAACGCAGTAAGGGTAGCGGCGTAGACAATAGGCTCCCAAGATAATCAACACAAAAACTAAAGTATTATGAATTGTAATCAGAACGGAAAGACACTGGTGGAGTATCTTACCCCAGTGCCAGGCGGTACAGCCGCCGATGCCACGTACCTGTTGGCACTTGACCATTTCACCTGTGGCAACAAGAAGCTTTGCACGCAGGAGGTATTTCCCGTAACAGCCGACCTGAAGGCGACACCACTGGGCGCACCAGTGGACGTTGGTAACGGAAGCTTCTGTCAGGAAGTGCTTATCTCTGGTACGTGTACGTACATGCCGTACAAGTGCGGATGCCAGTGTGGTGTATGTCCGCAGACAGAGAACATCTACTGCACCATCTGTGTGCCTTGCTCGTCAGCCGTAACACCTACGCTGACTATTGGAACCAGTGTAGCATCACCCACGAACGTGCAGCCGTGCTGTAACGTGACCAATGCGATAGCTATCACGACTACCATCAACGTAACGACGGGAGCATAGTATGTGGATAGATATTGTCAGCATCCTGTTTGTCTGTGTAGCAGCTAACCACCTTGGACTGGTTGCCGCCATGGAGAAGACGGTAGGGCGTAAACTGCCCATCGTCAACTGTGTGAAGTGCAGCACGTTTTGGGTGACGCTGGCTTATGGCTGCAATGACATTGCAGCATACGGAACAGTGGCAGTGGTGCTGGCAATAGCTTTCCTTTGCAGCTGGATGGCCGTATGGCTGGAGCTTGCAATGGGAATAGTAGACCAACTATATTTGAAGCTTTATGAGACGATTTACACAACAGACAGTGACGACACGCCTTCCGCAGATCGAGACGAGAGCGATACCGCAGATGCCGTGCCCAAACTGTAACAATCCCGCTGGAAACACAAAGGGAGTGATAACCAATAAACGTAGACGGAAATGAGCGCACAGGAACTGAAAGAGAAATACTTGGCCCTGTATGAGTATATGGCCAACAGTAAGAAGCCGGAAAACATGAAGGCTTTTGGCAGGGTGATGACCACAATGATGAACGACCTGATAGCCAGCAGCCCGAGCAAGGCAGAAGAGTATATCAACAAGCTGGAAGCCATCAAGTGGTGTAACTATCTGACACCCGCTGAGGCTGACAAGATAGTCAGCGCTATGGTGCCGGCAGCACCCTGGAGCCGTGAGCAATGGAAAAGCGCCATGATAAGCCATGAGCTGGAGTTGGAAGAGTGGCCATGTTATAACAGGTGCGCCCTGTATGCCACCATGAACATGATTATGTCAGACTCGTCAGAGACGCTGAAAAAGATTGTTGGTGGCGGTGACCTGTTTGTGGCGGTGTATCAGCTTGCCGTGGATAAGCTAAAGGACTCTGACGGGCGCTTTAATGTGCGCAAGTACTTTAATGTATGAACAGGCGTGACTGGATGATGCTGCAAGCCTTGCAGGAGCAGAACGAGAAGTTGGAAGACATCAGACGCAGGCAGTCGTGGTGGCGAGACTTCTCGAGCAACGTAGCGGGTAATGCCGTATGGGACGGTGCAGTATTTCTGTTGTCACGACTGTTGAGGAAACTGTAAGCCAGCATTGCCGTGTTGGTAGGGGAGTGGTCGCAAGGCTACTCCCTGTGTTTTGTCGATACTTCTGCTATAAAACATACGCAGGCTGCAATGTGTGGAATTTGGCTGTTGAGCGAACCGGTAACAATAGCTGCAACAGCAGCAAACACAACAGTCATTATCACGTATGTATATGCCCAGTGCAGACCGGAACAGTCTTCTTCTGTCTTTTGCAAAAGATTGATTGGTATGCTTGCAATAAGAGATAGCCATGGTAGAGCTATGCCAAAACCCCACAGGCAGCCAGTGTCTTGATAGGAAAACCAAGACACGATATAAAAGAAGAGAGCAGCAATACCAAGAAATGTAGACAGCTTCATGCCAGCGACATCTTTTCTCTTTGGTACAACTCCATCATCTTTTCTGTAATACGCATGTGTTCCATCCACAAGGAAAACAGCTCTGACTCTCTGTTGATATAGCCAGGGACATTTTTGTGGCGAAGCTCTAAGCGTAGTCGCTCATTTTCTTCTCGCAGTCGATCAATACTTTCTATATCGCCACCTTCTGAAGAGAACATTTCACCAGTACCTTTTAAAAGCCACTCAGAATTGATTTCGTTATAACGAGAAATGACCTTTAATAGAACTTCTTCTGACACCGTTTTGGTTTTTGCCCATAAGCCGTTAGAGATGCCAATTTCCTGCTCAAATGCCTTTACAGTAAGACCTTTGAGGTTGATAAACTCTTCAATCCTTTCTTTAATACCCATAGTTAATAATTATTAATAATTAGAATTAATTCTATCAATATTTGGTTGTTTGTAGAATTTCTTCTATCTTTGCAGTGTAAAGTTAATAAATTATTAATTAAAAAGCAAGAAAATGGAAGAAAATCTTCGAATCAAACCTACGATTGAGGAAATGAAGCCGAACGAAATCAAGGCTTTTCCCATTGAGCGTTTAAGCTCCGTCCGTGTGTATTGCTCTGATTTGGGCGCAACGCTCAACAGAAAATACAAGTCACGAAAGAGCTTTGACGGGAAGCAAATAGAAGTTATTCGAATTTACTAAGACTACCCGAAAAACCTAACATTCATTCATTATGGCAACAAGTATCTACAATCCTGTATCACCCAGCGACACTTACTGTGTCTATGACCAGTTCCACATGGGCTGTAAGAGCCACATTGAAGTACCGGTTAAGGGAAGACAAGAGGCCATCAAGACCTACGCTTTTTATAAGGCAGCTTATCCTAATCTGTCACTTGGACTTTGCACGATAGAGTATTATAAACATCTAAGAGCACACTAAGACTATGGCAAGACTGACAAAGTTTGAAAAAGAGACCGTCTACAGGGCTGTGGCTAAGATGGATGAGTTAATAGAAAAGGATGTTCTGTTAGCTGCTGACTTTACGAACGACGAAAAGAAGGAGCTGAACAGTGCGAGACTAAAAATGAGGATGGAACTTTACGGATTTTGACTATGGACCTGAACAGCCTGATATACTCCGACAATGCTGCCAACATACAAGTGGTAGTGAACGCAAAGGATTTGCGCGACTTTGCCGACAACCTGATAGCGTTTGCCACCAAGACGATACTGGAGCGTGACGAGCCGACGTATTACACCCGAGAGGAAATGCTGGAGCTTCTGCACTGTACAGACCCGACATTGAACAAGTATCGTTCGAAGGGTATCATACCAGAGCCGGAAACCATCGGCGGCAAGGTGCTCTATGACAAGGCAAAGGTGCGTGAGGCCATCAAGAATTTGAAACGTAACTAATAAGCATAGGACTATGAGACAATGGAAGATACAGTTAACAGTTACCGTCGGAAGTATTATTGCTTTCCTGATGCTGATAGGATGGGCAGGTGATATTGACTACACCGACCAGATAATACTGCGTATGTCACAGGAAGAGTACGACATCGTGCGCCAGCGCCTTGCAAAAGACACCGGTAGCGAGCCGTCAGAACGGGAGATAGCACGCTGGTGGGCAGAACACAATAACGACTGACATCATGGGCACACGAACTGATAAGACACGCAGAGAGCTGGAACTACGCTGCAGGAGCCTACGGGCAGATCTGTACCAGATGTGTGGAGGCATGGCTGTAAGGTCAATGGAAGTACTGTGCAGGAAGCTGCACCAAGTCGAGATTAAACTACATTCATTCAAGAAACATGGCAACAAACAAGAAGGCTGCTAACAAGCAGGACAAGAAAGAAGAGAAGAAGAACACCAAGCCGGTGTGCTGCATGAACTGTCTGCACTCCTTGTTGCACAGGTATGGTAACAACCCTATACTGGCAGGATGCAAATGCAAGCCGCAGAACGACGACCGCTTCCCGTATGAGGTACAGATAGCTCGCTTCATGCGTGTATGCCCCGACTGGAAAGAGAGCCACGAAGAGAAGGTTGTAGAGCAGCGTATCAAGGTAGCATGAGTAGCGGGTGGTATAAGCAGCAGCGTGACCTCTTCGATAGGCCGTGGGCCAAAGATGCCAAGATGGTGTCTGTGTATGCCTACCTACATTGTTGTGCCTACGTACAGACTGGCAAGCTGCATGGGCATCTGATACGCCGTGGTAGCTGTATGACGAGCCGTGCCGCCATCATGGAAGCCACAGGGCTGACCGAGCAGGAAGTGAAGTCGAGAATGAGCAAACTGGTAACATTCGGTGAGATAGTTGTTAAACCATCCAACAAGGGCAATATTATAACCGTCTGCGACTATGATAGTTGCAACGAAATGGAAGACATTTTCAGTCTTGCATCATCCAACGAAGACACCAACGAAGACACCAGCAAGGACACCACCCAGGAACCAACGTATATATATAAAAGAAATAAGAAGGAAGAATATATAAGTACTTACAGTCCTTATGATGAGAGAGAGAGAAGAAAGACGGTTAAAGAGATACAGACGAAATATAATAAGATGTTTGAGGGCCGCCTGCCACCATATACGAAGCTCTACCTTGCCACACAGTTGAAAGTGGAAGAGTGCATAAGGCGCTTTGGAAGAGCATCAGTAGACCTGGTACTGGAACAGGTAGACAACGAGCCGTTTAGCCTTGGGAAGAACAATACCGGTTTTATAGCTACCTTTCAATTCATCTTTGAGCCGTCGGAGTTTCAGAAATACTTAGAGCGTGCCCAGCTGAGGCTAAAGCTAAAGAAGAAAGCACAGGAGCAGAAGCCTCAGCAGAGGCAGACAGAAGAAAAAGCGCCTACAGGCAGTTGGCTGGATGAATATGCCAACGATCCAAACTGGCGCCCAGAGAAAAGACAATGAAACGTATAACAAATACCGACCTTCTGAGCCGGCCTAAACTTAGAACAATTATGAAGAATCACGAAGAAAGCAACTTGCAGAAACAGTGCGTAGCATGGTTTAGGGCACAGTACCCCCAGTTTGCTATGCTGATGACACACCCCATCAATGAGGGTGGTAAGAACACAAGAGCGTCAGGAGCCATCCACAAGGGCGAGGGAACAGTAGCCGGTGTGCCCGACCTGTTGTTTTTCCTGCCCAGCTACATGCAAACAAAGGACACGATGGACAGACCGATATGGACGGAGATACACGGCCTTGGCATAGAGATGAAGACCAGCACCGGCAAACAGTCACCAGAGCAGAAGAAATTTCAGAAGATGTTTGAGGCTGCAGGTTATAGCTATCATATCGTCAAGAGTTTTGAAGAGTTCCGTCTGTTGGTGATATGGTATATCAACATGGCATACGAAGGCTATAAGAAAGACATCACCGAAACATACAAGAAGTTGCAGAAGGAAGCAGAGGATAAGGAAAGAGAACATTTCTACAAGGTAATAGGAAAGAAGTAAGATATGGCAAACTCATACGTAATAACTGCCATAAATAAGCTCACTGGTGAGCGTGACATCATCAGTCCGCAATGTTCATACGACAAAGGAAAGGAAGCCATCAAGAAGTTTATAGAGCAGAGACACGAAGACTCTCCGTATCTTTTCCCAAGGCTTGCAGTGTATAACCCCAAAATAAAGATGTGATATGCCGTTTAAAGTAATCTTTAAGCTCTATGAGCCAAACAAAATTGCTCCGTGCTTCACGACAACAGACCGTGACCTTGCATACGCTGAGATCAATGCAATGAAGCGCAAGCGAGAAACAGTACTGTCACGCATGATACGTGAGGTTAAGCTGGTAAAGCCCACCAAGGATGAAGAATACGTACACCTTGTATACAGGGTGCGTAAGGCTATTAGGAAGTTCTTTGATGAAGGACGGAAACCGGAAGACAAGCAACAGTCAGATGATTTGGAGTCAGAGCTTGATACATGGAACCAGCAGACCCGCAACTATATCAATGCTCACCCAGACTTTGAAAAGAAGCTGATGAGTCTGCATGCCGACAGCGACAAGCGACGTAGCTTCGCTTTCTTCCTGCTGGTAGAGAAATGGCGCACAGAATGGCACAAATTCTTTGCCATCAAGAATCCCGAGGGCGAGATGGTACAGGTAAAGAACGAAATCAAGAAGGCGTGCTTTGGCATGGAGAAAGAGATAGACAGTTACATAAGAGAAGCAATAGGACTATGACAGGAGCAAATTTTAAAAAGCTGGAACAAGACTGCGAAATATACATGGACGGCAAAGCCTACCGTGTAGAGGACACCAACCAGCGCATGGGACAGGTAAAGTTGCAGCATATAGTATTTCTTATCGACGTGTACGAATACCAAGACGAAACGTATGATACAGAAGACGATGCCAATGATGCCGTCAGTACCAGTCTCACCGACCTGAAGGAAGAACTTGAAGACCTCAACGAGCAGCTTTTGGAGTGTGACGATGATTACAAAGACGAGATACAGAATGATATTGACGAGAAGGAGCGACTGATAGACGAGCTGGAATATTGCGACATAGAGACAGAAGAATCAGGCGAACCTTTTTGGATGCACTATAAGGATGTTGAAGATGAAGATATAATATACAGCTATGAACAAGATTAAGACATTTGACCCTTTTGACAAAGATGTGCTGGTACTTGTCAACAGCATCATACTACAGCATCCGGTGGCACACCTGCGTCAAGAAGAAGTTTTGCAGACGCTGAGGCTCATACAGCTGCAGTATGCTTTGAATGACGACCAGCGTACCAGCCACTTTGCCGTGACAATTTATCAGGACGATAAGCGCCTTGCAGACCTGCCGGACGATGACAAATTCCTGGCACTGTTGCTGGATGCCGATTGCAGGAATGTGTTCCTTACCTCTAAACGATGCCGGTATTGCTTTGGTGGAACGCAGTACTACTGGCGAAAGGTAGCCAAGCGCTGTGAGCTGATAGAGCTGAAGTCGGCAACAATGGAAGGCGAGTATGGCGGCCGTTACCTTGGCCGTGGCTATGTGATAACACCATATATCAAGCGCTTGCGCAAATGGATGATAGACAACAATCAAGTATTAACCCTATAAAAACAACAACTATGAGAAGTAGAACAGCAAACTGGTTTCTTTGCACCATCCGCTATGAGAAGACTATGGAGGACGGTCTGCAGAAGAAGGTGACAGAAAAGTACGTCGTAGATGCTTTAAGCTTTACCGAAGCTGAGGCACGTATCATTGAGCAGATGTCAAGCTATATCAGCGGTGAGTTTGAAATCGTTGAGATTGACCGCTGTCCGTTTGGCGAGATTTTCTTTTCTGATGACGAGCTGGCCGACAAGTGGTACAAAGCAAAGCTGGCCTTTATCACCATCGACGAGAAGACCGAGAAAGAGAAGAAGACCAAAGTTAACTACTTGGTGCAGGGCATGAACCTTGAACAAGCCCGTAAGAACATCGACGAAGTGATGGGCGGCACCATGATAGACTATGTTATACTGGGTGTCAACGAGACCCCTATCATGGACGTGTTCGAATATATAGCGAAGAAGTCAGACAAATAAAAACTCACAACTATGGTAATAGGCTCACATAACGCATGGACGTTCCTACGTCCGAGAAAATGGTGGATGCGACTGTTGGCTTTCACTGCACGATGCCAGCACTATAACATCTACGAACAACATCTGATATTCCACTCTCGCTGCTTTGATCTGAGGGTACGCTTTGACGGCGACCGGTTTGTCGTAGCTCATGGCATTATTGAGTATGAGATAACCAAGGACGATATTCTCGACGATTTGCGCTGGTTTAGCGTATTGTCTACCAAGGATGAACCAATCTATATCCGTGTCATCAACGAGATACGTTCATATAGAAAGTACAATGCTGACGAGGTGGAAAGGTTTGCAGCGTTCTGCAAGGAAATAGAAGAATGCTTCCCAACACTGGTATTCTTCTGTGGCATGAACCTGCTACCGGAGCCATCGGTAGACTATGATTTTGGCAATACCGTTACCTGTGAAGAGCTGTATGCCAGCGTACGCAAACCACGTATCATTGATGACTGGTGGCCTTGGTGGTATGCTCGCTTCCATAACAAGAAGAATATTGCCAAGGGCACCGACCGTGACGTGTTGCTGATAGACTTTGTAAACATCGGACAAAAAGTTTGGTGGTGATAGAGTATGTTGTTTGTATTTAGCATTATCTGTATAGCAATGGTGTTTGCTATCATTGTCTATGCGTTTGTTGACGGAAGGAACGACTATGAAGAAGGGAATTAAGAAAAAGGTAGTGTTTTCCTATGAAAACTCCAAGCGGCTGATGGATCGTAGCGCTGATGTACACAGACGCATCAACGATATAGTTTACAGAGGAATCCGAGAGACCAACGAAAAGGCTATCTCTGACCTAAACAAGATGGTGTATGAGCTTGCAGAGAAGCAGAAGTGTAGCGTGTGGGACATCTGCTTCAACTGTGTTCCGGACTATGACTATCCGTCTGTGGACTTTGCAGAGCTTAAGGATGCTAAAGACCCATATAGGTATACAGCGACAGTTGAGATGAGACTTATACCCCTGGAGCTAAACTTTGAAAAGGGTGGTGGCTACTGGAAAGACAAGTACTACCGGCTGAAAGAGAAACTACAAGAGATTATTGACAATAAAAACGATTGATTATGGCAAAGAAGAAAACGTTAGACTTTAGTAAGAAGTCATACAAAGAGTGTGACGATACGGAGAAAAAGAAGATAGAGCTGATTGTAAGGAACGCTGACATGATTTCCACAAGTATAAAGATGGCAGGAATAATGCAACAGTCAGTAAACATCGGACCGGAAGGTATCACCACTACAATGGTATATGTCATTGGCGACTTCATTAAGAACTTGGCGTATGCGTTAGAGGCAGACCAGGAGGCTTGCTTTAAAGGCTTAATGTCAGCTGTACGTGACTATCTGAAAGAAAAGACTAAGACAGAAGGAAGTTGAGCTATGAAAGCAAACGAAGCACCGGAGAAGATTTATATAACACCAAATATTGATAGAAAGTGGCAACTTGAAGCTATTGACAATGAAAGCGTTGAATACACCCGCACTGATGCCTTTATTGAGAAAGCTTGTTCTTGGTTAGAAAATAACTTGCAAGGAATTGTTGGCGGAAGTATTTATATGGAAGATTTTAGAAAATACATGGAGAAAGAGTAATTATGAAACTAATTAACAAAGACGCTTTAGTAGCGGAGATAGAGAAAATTAGAGCTAAATGGTTTGGCGTTAACAATGACTTTGCTCATGGGCAAAAAGGAGCATTAACTGATGTTCTTTCTCTTATCAACACCCTTGAAGTGAAAGAGGTGGACGATGAACCTGAGTGTAGAATTTTCCCAAGACCGATAGAATGTTATTCTACCTGCAAAGAATGCCCTTTTAAAGCACAGAAAGGAGAAAGGGTATGAGATGTCCTAAACCACCATTTAATTGTTTTTTCTGCTACAATGGGGTATGTTATGCCGAACATTGGTGGCAGTGTGCAGAGGATTTTAGAAAACCCCATGAAGGTAAGAAAGGAAACAAGAATAACAGATATTGTAAGAAAGGAAAATAGTATGACAGACAAAGAGAAAATAAGAGCCGAGATTGAAAGGCAGCTTAACAAATGGATGTTAAGCTCTACGGTGGAAGGATACTATAAATGCAAGTTGTGTCACGAACTTCTTTCCTTCGTCGACTCCATGCAAGAAGAGCCTAAAGATAAGTGCAAAGGCTGTAATAATGTCAAAGGTTGTATCACATGTATAGATGGCTCAGAATGGGCACATTATGAGTATACAGACGAAAATAAAAGTATCACACAAGCAGACAGTTATGTGAAAGCGCATAAAGATATATGTGATAGAAAAGAGCCTGTTAGTGACATAGACTTTGAGCAAGAACTATACAAAGCCTTTGGTCAAGTAAAGGACTTTACGCTTTGTTTGAAGATTGCCAAGTGGTTTTATAATATGGGTAGAAATCATCAAGAACCTGTGAGCGAGGAGTTGGAAGAAGCCGCAAAGAAAGCAGCCACTCAAACTATTGGCGGTGTAGAAAAGTTCTTTTGGAATGATTATCACAAGTTCAAGGCTGGTGCTAAGTGGCAGAAGAATCATCTTTGGAGGCCTGCCGATGGAGATGACTTGCCAGAAATAGACAGAGAGGTTATAGCCATTCTTGACTACGACTTTGGGCATTATAAGGTGGTTTATGCACATAGACCTAATCCTGATGGGTGGAACGGTACAAATATAGATACAGGAGAAAAGGAGCATTTTGAGCCAGTAATCTATGACAAGGGAGGTTGGAATCAGCCACATGTTCTCTATTGGCTTGACACAAAATTACCATACGAAGAAAATAAAATTATCAAATAAGAATAGTTATGAGAGCAAAGTTTAGGTTAGATTTAAAAAGATGGTCGCTGATACCTACGATTGGTGTTAGAACAAGACACGACTATATTGTCATATCGTGGTTGTGCGCAAGTTTGTGGCTTGACAAGACCACTATGTCGCATTGGTGGTCAAGTAGATATGTGAGTGTGGGTATAAGTCATGTTCCAATTCAAATGTCGTTACCAGACTTAGAGATTAGTTATCGCCAAAAAGAATTAGGTATACGAGCCTCAATTCTTGGTTTCAATCTATTTGTAAACATATTCTTTTCCCAAGAGGAGGATATGCCATTTTAATTAGTAGAACTATGAGCAAGGCAGAAAAATTTATTATTGATTCCACAAAGAATTATAGTAATGAGAAGCGTATTACCGTTGGCAAAATCAGCCACTGGGAAAAACAACATTGGCTAACTCCAGATGATGCAAGAAAGGCTGTGGAGATTGCAAGGGAAGAAACGTTACTTGAGGTTGCTGCGTGGATAAATGATACTTTCATTTTCAGCAAGCAAGCAAAAGAGGATTTTAGTCAAACGTTTAATATAAAACTATTATGAGTAAGGCAGAAGGTAGGGCGATAGAGAAATATCCTAAAGAAACAAGGGATATTGGCGGAATTGTCATTGATTTTGGGTATCCGCAATATATGCGTGACTTATATATCGAAGGCTACCACCAAGCAGAGGAAGACTTGGAACTGGGTTGGGAAGACTTAAAAATGCTTGATGATATATCTGACAATGTTTATGCTGAGTGCGATGTGGAAATGTTTGACGAGAAAGAATTTTATCAAGAAGTATTAAAACGATTTAAGAAAATGAAGGAGGGCTGATTATGGCAAAAGTATTACAATGTCCTTGGTTCGCTTCTAACGGTTTCTCGAAGTGGTGCATGAACGGCCATTTCCCGTGCAACTGCGAGACGTGCAACTGCGAGGACAAGAAGTACGTGGAGATTTACACAACGACATCAACGACTTGTATTAAGCAGGGCTGACGAATGGAAGCAAGAAATAAACAAACGGGCGAACTCTGCGAAGTATATTGGCAGATGTGCGACATAGGCAGAATGTGCCAGGCATCAGACGAACCAATAGAGGTTGCACCATGCATCATGTACAATGCTGTTGTAGACGACTACGAATTTCTGGTTAATGGAGAGTGGATAGAAGGACTGGAGTATATCAAAGCACCTTATAGATATGACAAAAAGAGCACGACTACGCAAAAAGTTGCAAAGGCACATAAGACGGGAATTAGAGCGCGATTTCTCAGATTTCTTGGTTTATGGCATGGTAGCAAAAATGATTGACAAGCACGGAAATATAAATACTTTAATCCCAAAGATAGAAGATTAACTATGAACGTAGGCAAAACAGTATATCTTAACTGGTACGACTTCAACAAAAAGACGGAATACGTTTGCAAGGGAGAGGTCGTTGATAACAGCCTGTGGGCAGACAGCAAGTACAAAGACCAAGTGTTGGTACGATTTCGGCCGCCATCACTGCCTGCAGCAATCTGCCATCACTTCCCCGTAGAGAAGCTTTCCGTAGACTCCGGACACGTACCACACGACGACTGTTACCTGGTATGTGGAAATAGGCGCACTATAGATGAGGCCAAACCGCAGATGTGCAGCGCCAGCGAGCGTCTGATACGCTTCAAACAAGAGCACTGGGACGCAGAGCATAACCACCTGCAGACAGAATACCTTGACGAGTTCTGCGAGCTTTGGAGAGAAGTGTGTACTTTGCGTATGGGTATGAAAGCTACAAAGCCGGTAACAAATACAGTGCAGATGGAATATCCGACAACACCAGCTGAGGCCGCCACCTCTCCTAAACGTATTGTCAGTGACGAGAAGATGGAACAACTGAAAGGAGAGCTTAAAGAACTGTTTAAAGAGCCTACATCAAAAGAAAAGCGTTCCACAGGACGCATACAATACAAGGACACTATACAAACATCAATATTTGATTTATGATACAGAGAAAAATTAAATTCAAGGTTGGTGACGTGATACGTCGCAGACCACTGGCGCAGTATAACTATGAGCGCCCTATTATGAAAATCGTAAAGATTACACAAGATCTGTACATCTTTGAGACCGACGGCAACATTAAGCCGGCCTTGGAGATTGCAGCGCAGAACGAATGGGAACTGTACGACGGCCGCAACAAGTGGCAGAAAGCATGGGAAAAGGTTATATCGCTCTTTCAAAAGCTCTTTCGTTATCATCAGCCCAAAAAGGTAGACTTAAAGCATATTGGTCGTCAGAAGAAACGTCCAGGGCTGACAATGTACATGTACAACAAGAAGACCGGAGAGATAAGTGTGGCACCAGTACAGAACAAGATGCTGGTAGTAGACCCAGACTGTGTATACCGGCAGACCCTTAACAAGAAAAGCTTTGTAAAAAGACTGATAAAAGAAGGAATCATCAAAAAGAATGAACAATGAAAAAGGAACGAGTTTACCTTAGTGGTCCCATCAGTGGCCATGATTTGGAAGAGCGCCGTCGTGCGTTTAAAGAAATCCAAGAAAGACTGGAGAAGTTAGGACTGGAAGTGTTTAATCCGCTGGAGAATGGTTTGCCACCGGAGTCTACCACCCATCAGCACATGCACAGGGACATTGCCACACTATCCAACGAAGAGCACCCCTTTGATATTATATACATGATGCGTAACTGGCTGCACTCTGCTGGTTGTAAGCTGGAGTTTGACGTAGCGACGGCAATAGGTATGGATGTGCATTTCGAAGAGTCCGGCACGACGTTCTATAACGCTGACAGGCACAAACCCAAAGGCAGCACCACATAAAAACCTTTGCCGTCCATCACGGATAGGCAAAGGAGAGTTAAAAACCTAATAAAACTATAAATATTACTACTAACCTAAAACAACTATTTAGGAATGTTCTTCCGCTGAAGAACGGATCCAACCTAAAACATAATACAATATTTATGAAAACTACTTGTCTCTTCTTCTAAGCCAGCGTACCAGCTGCAGCACCAACAGGATAATGGCAACGACAGTACCACCAAAAGCTACAGCACCATAGTCCATCTTGAACTGTTCCCATTTGTTTAGCTGGCGCTCAACAGGGTATGGAACTTGTATGCTGTCTACGCGCACACTGTCTTTGTCGTGGCTTTCGTAGGTAGTGCTGATAGCTTTTTGTAACTCATGCTGTGTGAGTATCAACAGTCGCTCGTTTTCCTGCAGCTTAAGACCAAGCTTTGCAATCGTTAGCGAGTCTTCCGGACGAGCCTCACGTAGTGTAATCTCCTTGACTGTCTCTACACTGTCATGCTGTATGAAACTGTCCGTTTGGTGGACAATTTCTGTGTGCACCGTCTCGATGGGTACATACTTAGTAGTAGTGCAGCTACAGAAAGCAAGGCATGCTATCAGTATAAACATCACAACCGTGTAGATACATATAAACCTGTAGTGGTCGTCTTTGCACTCCATATATTAATAATGTATATTAATGGTTACTTGTTCCTTCTTAGCTATAGCACCCTCAATCATGTCTATCACCTTATTGGTCCAGTACCGGCTGTTGGTAACAGTTCCAACGGCTGTATTACGGCCACAGAGGATGCAGCCCTCAGTGTCCTTCGCTTTGTTACCGGAATGGATGCGTATACCGTCGTAGCCAGGTACGTTCATTACCAATGGCAGCTTCTTCTTGAAACGTGGTGAATAAGTGAGTGTCACTTGATACCTTCCGGTAGGGATGGCTGTCTCAGCATATATCTTACGTTTGGCTATCTCTTCCTTGCTCATTGAAGACGCAAGGCCCCTGTCTTCATCTTCCAACGCCTCACAGATACGTTGACCATTAATAGACAACACACTGATGGTGTAGCCATTCTTTCGCCATTTTCTGTGCAAATCTATTTCCATACCAAACATCTTATTTAAAATCCTATACTAAAGCCCACAACTGTCAGCACGAAATCTATCAAATAATTTTCTTCATAGTCAGTTGTCATCTTTGTCGAGGATGGTACGCCCGTTACTCTTTCCCTTCTCTTCTTGATACTTCTTTACCCAAGGAAGCTTTTCCACGAATTGTACCGTAAGCAGGTACAACAGCACGTCAACAAACTTGTACATCGGTGTTCCTGGAACCAGTATGCTTCGCCAGTTCTTTAGAATATTACAGCCGAACACCCATACAGCAATAAAACAAGCATACTTGACACATACGGCAGCTTCTTCCGTTTGGTGTAGGAAATGGCCTACAGCAAACATACTGGCAAAGCAGAAGAACAGACCGCCACAGAAAACAAAGAACATGCCAGCTTTCTTCCATGACCACGGCTCTTTATTGGCCACAGCTGAGGCGATACCAAACACAAGGTTAACTGTCAGGAGTATTACCATAGCAAACATGAAGTCAAGGATGGGCGAGAACATGCTTGCCAACAGCCCGAATATTGTAATGACGAGCGTTTTTAATTCCGTGAGATTGTTCATCTTCTTTCTCTTTAGTTCTTTTGATGCAAAGATACTGGAATTGCAAACACGGTTGTTCATAAAATTTCCTACAGGCCAGCCGTCCGATGACGACCGTCACAATATTAGCGTTTTTTAACACGAATATAAAAGGGAATGTTATACCTTTGCAGCGTTAAACATATACAAGAATGAATGAAGTTTATTCCTGCCGTGAGGCAGGGGGTTAGCAAAAGTTTTTGGAGCAGGGTGTTTGCCCTGCTTTTTTATTGTTTGCGCTACAAGTGCGCTACAAATTAAAAAATGTGGCAAAAAGAAATCTCCCAAAACCCTTTGTTTATCGAGGTTTTGGGAGTTAAGATTGAGGTGCCTGGCGGATTCGAACCGCCGTAGACGGTTTTGCAGACCGTTGACTAAGCCACTCATCCAAGGCACCGTAGTTTCAACCGTAGGTTAAGCCACCGTTCTCTTAAGCGGTTGCAAAGGTAACACTATTTTTTGGATTCACAAAATTTTTGGCAGTTTTTTTTCATCTCACAGCCGCAACAGGGGTCTTTTCTGCGTATAGCGCGTGCTAAAGCCCATGCTGCATAGGCGATGGCTGCCGCTAATATCACGATGACTACGTAGATTTGCATACCGCTTGCTGCTCCCTCTGTTAATTCCTCAGCTTGCGCAACAGCACCTTGTTGATGGCCTGAATGCGTCGTCCGCTCTTGCTGATGTCCTCACGTACATTATTGATATTATTAAAGAAGTCGCTGAAGGCATTCAGCACCTGGTTGGGTTGTCCGCTATCTTCGGTAGCATCGGGATTGGTGACGATGTTGATGCCCAGATGCTCGATGTGCACGTCGATATCCGTTCCCGTCATGATGGGGTCGCCGTCATAGTGGATGGCCCCGGGGTGGTGGCGGTGTATGTGCAGGCTCTTCGTACGGAAGGTCTTGATCTTTGAGTTGTTGCCCAGCGTCTTCATAAACAGGTCGGCGGCTATCTGTGGTGCTTCCAGGGCGTCGAAGGGCTCCATGATGATGACGTCCATCATGCCGTCGCGCATGGTGGCTCCTGGCGCGATGTAGGCGTTGTTGCCGTACTGCGACGCGTTGGCACAGGCTATGAGGAACGCCTTATGATGGTGAATGCCGCTGTCGTCGACAATCTCGTAGGTCTCCGGGCGATACTTCAGTCCTTCCTTCAGCACGTTTTCCACGTAGGTCACCGGCCCACGCTTGCCAGCCTCGGCAAACTTCAGCGAGATAAACGCGTCGAAGCCAATGCCGCAGGTGCAGAAGAACGGCAGGTCGTTGATGACGCCGTAGTCGAACGGTTCTATCTGGCAGTGGTTGATGATCTGCAGCGCCTTGGCCGTGTCCATCGGCAGACACAGATGGCGCGCCAGTCCGTTGCCCGAACCGCAGGGAATGACGCCCAGCGCCGTTTGCGTGTGGGTCAGCGAGCGTGCCACTTCATTGACGGTACCGTCGCCACCCACGGCCACCACTATGTCGCGCCCCTCGGCAGCACATTGGCGGGTCAGCTCTGCTGCGTGTCCCCGATATTCCGTCAGGCGTACGTCGTAGTCAAAGCGGGTCTTGTCCAGCAACTCGTCGATAAGACTGGGTATATGGTCTTTGTTTTGAGTGCCAGAGATGGGATTTATGATGAAAGTAATGCTCTTTTTCGTATCCATTTCGTCTGCAAATGTACGAATTATACTCGAAAAACGGGCTTGAAAGCAAATAAATTTCTAAAAAAGAAAGAAATATCTGACTTTTTATGCACGGTTTCCATAAAAATGTGTAACTTTGCAGTCTGAAATCAATTTCGTAGCTCTGCTACACCTATATAATTTATGGGACAACTACAAGAAAAGTACAAACACTATCGTGAGCCTCAGAAGTTTATGGAGGCTGACGTTTATCCTTATTTTCGTGCCATTGAGGGCAAACAGGGAACCGAAGTAGAAATGGGCGGACACAAAGTGTTGATGTTCGGCTCAAACGCCTATACCGGTCTCACGGGCGACCAGCGCATCATTGATGCTGCCAAGGCTGCCCTCGATAAGTATGGCTCAGGCTGTGCCGGTAGCCGTTTCCTCAACGGTACGCTTGACTTGCATGTACAGTTAGAGAAGGAAATTTCAGAGTTCATCCACAAGGACGACTGCCTCTGCTTCTCTACAGGTTTCTCCGTCAATCAGGGCGTTCTCGCTATGGTTGTCGGCAAGGACGACTATATCATCTGTGACGACCGCGACCACGCTAGTATCGTTGACGGACGCCGTCTGTCGTTTGCCCGTCAGCTGCACTACAAGCACAACGACATGGAAGACCTGGAGCGTGTGCTGCAGAAGCTGCCCCACGACGCTATCAAGCTTATCGTTGTCGACGGTGTGTTCTCGATGGAAGGTGATTTGGCCAAGCTGCCCGAGATTGTCGAGCTGAAGCACAAGTACAACTGCTCCATCATGGTTGACGAGGCCCACGGCATTGGTGTCTTCGGTGACCACGGACGTGGCGTCTGCGACTATTTCGGACTCACCGACGAGGTAGACCTCATCATGGGAACCTTCTCGAAGTCGTTGGCCAGCATCGGCGGTTTCATCGCCTCTGACTGGGACACCATCAACTTCCTGCGTCACACCTGCCGCACCTATATCTTCTCGGCTTCTAACACCCCTGCCGCTACGGCTGCAGCACTCGAGGCCCTGCACATCCTGCAGAAGGAGCCTGAGCGTATCGAGGCCCTGTGGAAGGTTACCAAGTACGCCCTGAAGCGTTTCTCCGAGGAAGGCTTCGAGATTGGCGATACCGAGAGCCCTATCATTCCCCTCTATGTGCGCGACGTCGACAAGACATTCCTCGTCACCGCCCTCGCGTTCAAGGCTGGTGTCTTCATCAATCCCGTCATTCCGCCCGCTTGTGCTCCTCAGGACACCTTGGTACGCTATGCCCTCATGGCTACCCATACCGAAGAGCAGGTAGAGCGTTCTGTGAAGGCGCTGAAGAAGATTTTCGTCGAACAGGGCATTATTAAGTAA